CCCGTACCGCACAATGAAAATTCGACGGATTTCAATATTGAAAGGTACTGAATACTCAAGGATCCTAATGCGGTAACAGCTAAGGCAAGTAAGTGGTATCTATAATACATACGGATCTGTGGATAATTGTAAGGGAGAAACCGTTGGTTAATTTATATACTGTCAAATTAACCCCCGGGAATATCCTGAAAACCAACGTTTTCTTCCCGCAAAAAATGTGGAGGAGTCGACAAGTTTTGAATTGTTTTTAGAACACGTTGTCAAGAAAAACATTCATACTGTCAAATTAACCCCCGGGAATATCCTGTAACCACCGGGATTGGCGCGATAAAGGTGTAGGTTAACTTATTGAAATATATAGATAATATTAGTTTCGTTGGTTAGTTAGTTATATCTAATATATAATAAAAAAGAAGTGGATGAATAAAAAAAGGTATTAAAATATATAGAAAATATTTGTATATATATAGTATAAAATTAACCAACTAACCAACGGTTTCTGCCAATTTAGGTTAACTTGTTGAAAACATTAGATAAAATCTGTGTGAGTATTGAATGACGTATGAGAATCCCCAGTAGTTTCACAATTTATTGTTAGAAATCAACTAGTTAAACCACCGGGTTTTCCAACGAACTTGTTGTGTTGTGATATGGAGTGTACTTCTACGGAATGAATGATAGTGAATCTGACGTGGCTGTGTGTAGGTCCGATCTTGGCAGGACCTACAAAAATTTCGGTTTGTCAGGAAATCCCAACCTCCCTATTTTTAAAATTTGAACCGCGCTCAGTTACTAGCAACTTACCTGTAGCAGTGGTAAACAGGTTAAGCGTACCTACGTACTTGGTACCTACGTACCTGGTCCTCACATGCACAAAAAAAGACCCGAACCAGCGTACCGGAACGGATCTTAGCTTTGTCAAGCGTTGGGCCCTAGAAGATGAGTGACGGGAGCACCAGTGCTACGAGGAGCACCAACATGACCCCGCCAAAGAAGTACAAGAGTACGTGGCCCATCCTACTTTTCTGTGGCAGCTTTTAGTGCATCGTTAACCAGGACGTTACGGACATGCTGGTACCGGATACCCATGAACCGTGAGATGTCAGCTCGTGTAAAACCTTCGGCCGACAGTTTACGGATCACTGCAGATTTGGTGACCAGCTCTTTCATCAGGGCCGACAGCTCGTACGTATCACCCGGAAGTGCAACTTTGACTTCTTCGGTTTTTGCGACAGGTGCAGTGTTTGTTTTCTTAGTAGACATGATATGATCCTTTCAAGATCTAGATAGTAGAAACGTTATTGTTTCTATGATATTATTATATAGCATCTTCATATTGGTACGCAAGCATTATTTTCACCCTGGTGTTAAATTAATTTGTACCTGATTACCAACTACTCCGTCAGCCCGCCCAGCAGCAACATAGTAGTCTACCAGGAGCTCTATGTCTCTCATAGTAGAATGACCTGAGGCTACCATGTCCCTATGTTCGGCCTTTAGTTTTTCCAGTAGGGCCTGACGATTGGTCAACATCCAACCGAGTAACATACACGTTTCTAATTTGTCTTCCATTTCTTGACGGACTTGGATCATTGACTTACTAGGGCTTGACATTGTGGATCTCCTCACCATTAATTGCGACGTACTCGACTTCGTCAGGACTGACTTTCCCTAACCAGTCTCGGATCTCTTCGAACGACATATTGGTAAACTGGAAGGCGTCCCGGTTACGAACTAGTTTAATTTCGATGATCATGGTCTTATTCCTTCAGAGTGAATTCTAGGTTGGCTGTTATGTAGTACCGAATAGTTTACGTTGGGTCTTACCATTGTACAGGATCGAGTAACGTTCGGTAGGCTTACCATTTACCGTTACCTGTACGTTACAGGACTTATCTTGGTACACTATTACCTTACCCTTACACGCGGTAGCACATGCTACGTCTTCCGTACCGGACGGTTCGGTTTCTAGTAGAAAGATACGCGGGTCACGTATCGATCGGTTTTTAGGGTACAGGTAGATAGTACCATCACGTAACGGGTTGTACATTGTTGGTCTCCTTAAGTTAGTAGGTCTGGATCTAGGGTACGTATGTTCTCTAGTACCTGTTCTAGTTGGTCGGGGTAACAGTTTTCTACCATGTTGATGAATAGTTCGGTAGGGCTAACATGTAAGGTACCTTTACATGTATGTAGTTCGGTTTCGTTCGGGTCTCTATTATCGACCTCATAACCTAGATTCGGTAACTTCGGTACGTAAGATTCGGTATTCATTTTTTAGTCCTCTTATTTTGATGTACGTAATTAATTATAATATATTTTCGATGGTACTTTCAATGGTCCAAATGCACCCAGGTTGAAAATAATTATATAGACTCGGTCGCTAGGTAACATACTAGGTCGCAGAAGATCTGGTATGTACCAGGTCTTAAGTTTATACAAGGTGATTATAGGGACCTGGTCCTTATATAAACTGTATCAAGTAGCCCGAAGGCTACCTGATCTTTTATATTACTTGGAATCTACGTACGTAGCGACGCTGTTGATAAATTCGACCATTAACTTGGTGTACATGGCCCAGTATTCAGCATTGTCGTCCACGTCAGTATCTGGTTCAAGGCCCAGCTCTGTACGTACTAGCATGTTGATCTCGGCGCCAAGATCTTGGTTGTCAGTAAATAGTTGAGCGAAGCGGGCGACTGTTTCAGTATGTGACATTGTATGTCCTTTCTAGATTGGTTGGTTAGTTAGTTAGTTGGTTAGTAGTTGGTAGTTGGTATTTAGTATTTATTTTTTAGTATGTATTTTATTTTTTTATTATTATTAAATTTATTATATATTATTTTATTAATACAATCAATATTTATTTTCACCCTGGTTCTAAATTATTTTTGGTCTTCCGGGAACTGGGTCACAAGGTAGGTCGCAACAACTAGGTCAATAGCCCTGGTCACTAGGATCGCCCGATACCCAAGAATGGAGGACCCGGGCCTGAGCTTAGCTGGGTTCCAAGATTGACGGAACTCCAGGTTACGGATCGCTCAGGCCCCAGCTCTGCGGTCTCTAGGACTCAGATTGGTTGCGGATCATATAATTGACCATCGCCAAGCACCCACGGACTTCAGACAAGGTCAGTTCCTTATACTCAGGACTGTCCATGAACCCCTCCAGTAGGTGGTCATTGAGTAGGTCGATCCCTAGAGTGAGGGGAGGGAGTACCTCCATCAAGGTCATCTTCGGTGTGGTAGTCATTGGTCTTCTCCTATATGTGTATATGGTATGTATGTGTCGACGTGGCGCTTACCCACCTGACGCCTGTATGAAATGATTTACTAAGTCATCGAATAGTACTTCCATCTGGGCTGGTGTGATGTCGTGTAGTTGTGTTGGGTCAGGTCCACAATAGACTTCTTTGTGTTCCTTGGCGTATGTGTCAAGTGTCTTCGCCATTCGTACTACTTCATTTAATTTGGAGAGTTTCATTTTGTGTTCCTTTATATGTTGATGTATGTCAGTAATCGTTACAGACAACTAGTCATACTAGGTATCTACTCTATATGTGTAAGTAGGTGATCTTTACGATCACCTACTTACTTACTTTACTTAGTCGCAGCTTTCTTTTTCAGTTCATCGTTAGCTATTACGTTATACACGAACTGATAGATTATATTCATAAATTTAGCTATCTCACCTTTCTTGTAACCTTCAGAATATAACCTTCTAATCATCGCCGATTTAGATTTAGTCTCTAATATTAACTCGTCGTAGGTATATTTATCTGTTAGAGTAGTTTGTGTAGTATTTTCATTTTTAGAAGTAGACATGTTGTATCCTTTCAAGATACGAGTTAACCGTAAAATATTATTATCTTACGATGTATTTATAAGATAAGATTTATTTTTTTATTTATTTTTTTATTTTTATCTTATAATTTAATATAATATAATTAATTTTATTTTTCAACTTTAATTTATTATCTTATAGTGCTAGAGGGGACGTACAAAATTTTTCAGATTCGCCTCTAAAGACCAACATGCATATTCTTAAAATCGTAATGGTGTTAGGTTAGGTTTAGGTTTAGAGTTAGTGTACTCTAGAGTCTTAGTCGTATGTACTCGAGGAGGTTAAGTCGGGTAGAGTCTACCATCCACCGCGCAAATCCAAAACAGTTGTAATACCCCCTTGAAATGCTTTTAAAAACACTATAGTATAGAGATATAGGTCAGGAGATTCCCATGAATGCCAACGCACAACAAGATTACTTTGAGCTGCCTTATTCCAAACCTTCCGAAATTGCTAAGGTATCCCTATCTCCACGTATGGAAGTCTTTAAGATCCTAAGGGATGATATTCCCAAGAATGATTATGATCTACCTCAATATCTCTACACACCCACATACATAAGTGAGGACTTCTTTGAGCAAACCCATCAAGATCAAGTAGAGATCCTGAATCATGCCATGATCGAAATCACATACGATGAAGGTTTTCCAGCATTTGCAGATGGCTCAACTATCTGGTCACAGATGGAATCTGAGCCCGCAATGATGTATGACGCCTTTCAAGAATACCTTCAGCAGATCACCACGTTCCCTATCAGACAGATTGCAGCGATAGAAACGTCAAAGCTCTCGTTACATGATCTTCAACAGGGATACCTCTACTACTCCTGGTCGGCCCGCTCAAAGGCGTTTGACATGTTCAATATTGCCGCCCATTCTAAGATGCGTGAGCGTAGGATTCTCAGCTCTAATGAGCAGTCTTTCCTTAAAGCTGAACAGTTGTTTAAAGGTTTGGATGTATACTATCAGCTGCCAGGTGATGAAGACCCAAATAACTTAAGGTGGATTGAGGAATTAACGCCTGCCGTAGCTATCAAGTATATGGAGGTTCTCAATAAGATCCAACGTATTAGTCTGGGACTGCCCGTTGGAGGTGGTGAGAACTTGAAGAAGGAGGGTCCTGAGAATGCTGATACTGACGTCTTGATGAAAACATTGGTAGCCGCGGGACGTAATTCACTATTGAGTGGGGGTACTGAGTCTAAGATCTCCATTGATATGCTTTTGAATGATCCTGAGACTGCGGAAATTGCCCAACGACTGATTATTCAAGCTAGGGAAACTCCTAATGAGTCCTAATCTTAGTCAATATCATTTACATGGTAAGAAATTACCTAAACCTGATCTGTCAAGTTCATTCACTAATAAAACTGCGTCAGTTGATGATTTGGTTAATAACTTCAGATTGACTCCTGCAACACTCTATACAAGATTAGATCCCCAATGGATTCCCAAAGAGTTTCTATTGTATGCATCTATGGAGATTGCCAAGTGTATTGCAAAACCTGGAGGACGTTTAATTATCTCCTGGCCTCCACGTCATGGTAAGTCGCGATTAGCTACGATCGCAACACCTATCTGGTGTCTTGAGAATTTCCCTCACAAGAATATCATTCTAGCTACGTATGGTTCTGATCTATCAACTGACTTTGGACGTGAAGTTCGTGATATCATGAACCGTAATCACCACATTCTTAAAGAACGTATCCGTGCAGATGTTAAGTCTGTAGGACGTTTTATGACTACCAAAGGTGGAGGCATGCTGAATGTAGGTCTCGGAGGAGGTATCACTGGTAAGGGTGCCGACGTGATGCTTATCGATGACTATATTAAGACGATGGAAGAAGCTCGTAATATGAAGACCCATGAGAAGCATTGGGAGTGGTTTACTGGTACTGCATATCATAGACTTGAACCTGGGGCATCCTTGATCATCATTGCTACAAGATGGCATACTCAAGACCTTATTGGACGGATTAAACGTGAGTTCCCCGAATGGAAACATATTGAGTTCACTGCAACTGCAGAGAAAGATGACGTTTTAAATCGTGAAATAGGTGAACCATTGTTTCCCGAGCGTTATGATGTTCCTGCATTACGTGATATTAAGCGTGTTATCGGAACATTCTACTATAATGCCATTTATCAGCAACGTCCAGTAGATGATGACAATCAGCTAACAGATCGTACCTGGATTGATATTGTTGATATTGTACCCACACATAATCGTCTTAAATACGCACGTATCTGGGATTTTGCTGGAACTAAGGGTGGTGGTGATTATACGGTGTCAGGCTTGATTGCTGTTGATATGAAAACACGTCATTGTTATATCATTGATATGTTTCGCCGTCAAGTATCCCCACACACAATTGAGGCTAACGTAGCCCTGAAAGCTGAGACTGATGGTACGGATGTCGAAGTTATTCTTGAGCAGGAACCTGGGGCTTCAGGTAAACAGGTATATGAACACTATCGCGATAATGTGTTACCGGATTATAAGGTAACAGGCTCACCTACTACTACTTCCAAAGTAATTAGGGCACAACCATTCCTAGCCGCGGCAGAATCCGGTAAGGTTCACATCCTCAATCGGTCATGGAATAAGGAATTTTTAGATGAGTTTGAAGACTTTCCTGACGGAATAAATGATGATCAGATAGATGTCTGCTCAATCGGTTATAATACGTTGCTGGGTGATAAGGCAGTATCTGCTACTTGGGGACGTAGGAAGAAGGCTTTAGCGAATAAAGATGTCCAAGAAAAGGGTAAAAGTCACCATTCTAAGGCTATTCAGGGGTCTACATGGGGTAGACGTCGTAGTGGTCAAGGAATTACACGCGTTCCAGGGCTAAATTCACCTGAAATTGCTAAATATGTGCGTCCTTCACAGATGAATGCTCATCCTGAAGTTGAGGACGCTATCATTATAGAGGATAATGAAAATGACTGATCAAGCTGACTTACTCGCACGTTTAAGGGCTTTTAACGGCCTTTTAGGTACAACATTTAGCGGAAATCGGGATGTTTATGCTGCATTTGGCTATGAATTTCGCGTAACGTATAAAATGGCCCTTAATAGATGGAAACGTCAGGATATTGCATCACGTGTTGTGGATTCTGAGCCTCGTGCAATCTGGTCCCTCCCCCCAGTACCCGAAGGTGATGAAGTGTTTGCGGAAAAGTGGTCGGATTTAATTGCACGCCACAGCCTGCACTTACGTATGGAGCAACTTGATCGCATGATTGGTCTAGGTGAGTTCGGCGTATTAGTAATCGGGCTCAGTGATGGACTGAATTTAAAAGAGCCAGCTCAATTTGAAAATGGTTTAAGTGTAACTTTCCTACGTGCACATGGTGCAGGAAACGTTACCATTACAAAATATGAGGAGAATGTTCTTTCTGAACGTTTTGGTATGCCTACAATGTATGAGATCAATGTTGGTGGGGAGGATCTCGGAAATGTTACACGCGCTCAGGGAATTTCTAAAACTTACGAAGTGCATCATTCACGTATTTTGCATGTAGCTGAGAATACTTTGGATAATGATCTTTTTGGATCTCCCCGTATTGCACGTGTTTACAACTTGCTACAGGATATTGAGAAGATTGCCGGAGGCTCGGCTGAAACTTTCTGGATGACAGCTAATCGTGGTATGCAGCTGGATGTTGATAAGGATATGACGCTTACTGAGGAAGATGCTGAGGCCCTGTCTGATGAAGTTGATGAGTATATTCATGGCATGCGTAGATTTATGCGTACAAAAGGTGTAGAGATAAATACATTGGGTTCCGATATGGCTGATCCGCGAGGTGTATTTGGGGTATTAACTGCACTACTAGCTGGAGCGACTGGTATTCCTCAACGCATTTTGCTTGGATCTGAAGCTGGGCAATTGGCGTCAGCGCAGGACAGGGCTAATTGGGCATCCCGTGTCGAATCTAGACGCTCAACATTCGTTGAACCGATTATGTTAAATCCTCTCGTTAAGAAACTTGTAGGTCTAGGTGTGCTACCTGCACCTACTGCCCTCTCTTGGGTCTGGCCTGAAGCATTCCGTCAATCACCTCTAGAACGTTCCATGACATCAGCTCAGCAGGCTAGATCTCTGGCAAATGTAAGTAAGGCGTTGTCGTCTGAAGTTCCAGTCGTTTCATTAGAGGAGGGGCGTCAGATTATTGAATCTGCGGGATCAATTCCAATGTTCAATGAGGTAGCTGATACTATGCCCACAGATACGCCAGCTACTGTAACCGACGAAACCATAATTGAGGAGGAGATTGTATAATGATACGTCCTGATCTTATAGGTCACTTTATTGCAGGCCTAATTATATCAGCAATAGTTACTCTAATATTGCCCGATATCTTTTACGATATACATGATACAGCTTGGGGTGTCATTGCAGCTAGTCTGGTAGGGGCACTTAAGGAAGTTCGTGATGCCTTAGGTAGGGGTATCGTAGATGTCTCAGACTGGCTAGCAACCACTTTAGGCGGAATTACAATACTAATAGTCAACAATTTAATCAGTTAACCAGTTGATACTTCCCCTTGAAGTCACTATAATATTAGTAAGGACCCATCGAATTTAACCCACTAGTTGGAGCAAGCCATGTCATCTTTCACGGACTACCTCGAAGATAAAGTTCTTGATTTCGTATTTCGTAATCAAACATTTACAGCCATCACTACGGTCTATATGGCACTGTTCACAGTCACCCCCAGTGATGCTGGTGGAGGTACTGAGGTTGCAACGGGCGGATATGCACGTCAAGCAATCACATTTGGGGCAAGCTCCGGTGGGGCGATTGCAAACACTGGTCTCGTCTCATTCACTGCTTCAGGGGGTAACTATGGTGATGTTCTCGCAGGCGCAATCTTTGATGCTAGCACTGTAGGTAATATGTTGGCATGGGATGGCTTCACAACTGTAACCATCAATGATGGCGATACACTTGAGTTCGCAATCGGCGATATCGATGTTACTCTGACCTAATGCCATCCTCGGTCTCCGAGTACCGCTTATGCTTTAACACGTATAAGTTATGGTTAGGGGATCTAAGTGTCATGCTGACATCAAAAGAAGGCAATATTCTAAAATGTTTAATGCGGCATCCCGAGTTCATCAAAACACGTAATCAAATAATTGATGCAGCTTGGGGTGAGGCAGCTAATCCAAACGATAGGTGCGTTGATAGTTGCATCAAACGAATTAGACGTAAGTGTGAGAAGAAATTCGGATCGTTTGAATGTATAGAAGCATGTAAAGGGATCGGATACGTCTTCAGAGGTGATGTAAAGATTATCGAAAGGGAATTATAACATGAATTATGCTACACTAACCGCGGAACTGGCTCAGGCGCATCCTGTATCAGGCGCATATGATGTAGACGCCCAGCTTGCAGCGGATCAAATGAACGCACTGGATATTAGCCGCATTAAATCAAGTATGACAGGTGCTGAAATATGGGCAGCGACTGATGCAGGGCAATATACTCTACTATCCGACACCAAAAAGTCACAATGGTTGGCATTTTGTGCAATTAACGAACACAATCCTGAAGTTGATGGGTTGGCACAACTGTTCGTAGTTGATGTGTTCACATCCGGCGCAACTGTTTCCAATCTTAACACCTTACGTTCTGAAACGATCAGTCGCGCCACTGAGATCGCAAATGAACTTCAGTATTCAGGCTTGATCACATCCAGCCACGTCAAAAAAGCACGAGGTGAAATCTAATGGCGAACGAAACCACACTCCTAATTAATGGAACTCAATTGATGTTCCGTGATGTAACTGACTTTCCAACTGCGGGTGCAGGTCCTCCCACGACTGCAGCAAACAGTATCATCATTGGCACACCTACAGGTGTTCAGATGGATCTGACTAGTTTGGCTGCATCTGGGGGGTCGCGAGAGTCTACAAAGACAGCTGATCTTGGGGCTGCACGTGCGCCTTGGTATCGAGTTGATGCATGTCTTGAACATGCCGCTACCCCTGTAGATGGTGAGACAGTCGATTTCTACTGGGGCGGTTCTCCCTCGGCAACGGCCGCAACGGGTAACCCCGGATCATTGACTGGTACCGATGCCGACGTAACTGAAACAGATGGCTTGCTGGGTCAATTGCAATACGTTGGCTCCCTTATTTTACGTGCAGCAACGATCAACATCGGCCATGTGGGCATCATTATCCCCGATCACAGATACGGTATTCTTGTGATCGAGAATAACTCGACTGCATCTATGCACACCGCCATGGATGAGACCCACATTACCATGACGCCAATGACCCACGGGCCAGCCGCATAAGGGGGCATCATGACGCTCCTGACGCTACCTAAATATCTGCACCCAGATCACAGAGCCGGAGTTAAACCTACCGGCCCCGTGGCCTTGGACATGTCCCACCCGTTGGCACGAAAACTTAGACTGGGAATACTTTTCAGAAATAACGGTGCTCAAATTGATTTAACTGGGCGTCACAGTTTATCGTGGGTAGATGATAATGGAGTCGGCCAGATATTCAAAGGTCGTGAGGTACTCTATAAGACAGATACCCCTAACGGCTATCTGGAAGTTGAGCCCCGAATAGATTACTTGAATACTGATCCATGGTCTATTGCGTGGCGTAGCCAACAAGAAGACCTCGCTAACGGCAGTATGATTGCGGGTGATAGGTCCGAGACTGACACCAACCTGTGGGAGCGTCCCGGCTCTTATCTGAGATTGGAGGCATTTAGCAGCAGTAGCTATAACGAGACCAACATTGCAAATTTCAGCCAATTTGCTAGTAAGGTCGTAACTTCAAGTGGTGGCGGAGTTTCTAGCAGTGATCTACGTATGTACGAAAATGGTGTAGGGTACCTTACCAGTTCCACAGCTACACTTGCCTATAAAATTAAACAGGTTTTGAGTTCATATAACAGTGAAGGCTACAACTATGAGGGCTGGCTTGATTATGTCTATATCTTTGATAGTGAGCTGACTCCTGCAGAAGCTAAAAGTCTACATGTAGACCCTTACCAACTACTCAAGCCTGCTATTCCTATGCATACGTTCATATCCACACCCATACTTGACGTAGTGACAACTACCTACCCACTTGAGCTGCCTAAACGCCTGCATCCTGACTTCGCAATCAGAGGCCGCCAACCTACTGGCGCTGTGGCCATAGATTGGTCCAACCCTTTAACTAAGGGATTGTTGTTCTTTCAAAGTGGTGACCGAAATTATGTGGACGGTACACGTGCCAAACGTATCGACGCAACTGGTGCGCGTGAGATCGGAGACAACGCTAGGGTTATTGCCAGTAATAATTCGTCAGATGCTGGCTGGGTTTTTGAAGCACCTTCAGTGATTGGGCTTGGAGGTAGTAATGAGTTCACCTTTGGAGGTAAATTCTCACTACCATCTAACGTGATTGATAGGGGTGTTATGTCCGTCCCTGCGACCAGAAGTTCGTACATAGCTCCTTATGCTTCCGTATATCTATATCAACAAGTATCAGACCTGTTCACGATTGGCTACAATGCCGCAGGAACATATCAGAAACGTGAGTTCACTACCCCAGCATTTTCAAACACTACTTATAGAAGCATTATCCTGACTAGAAAAGACGGCTTTTCTTCAATATTCGAAGACGGTGTATTAAAAGAAACTGATACTATTATTAGCGGGGATGTTGGGGCGGTCACTGTTCCGGCGGTGTGTCTGTTCAGTATTGATGAAAATAGGAATGGTGCGGAAGGGCGGTCTGAATGGTCAGCTATATGGAGTCGGGAATTAACTGCACTTGAGATCAAGGCAATATCTGACGACCCATACCAGATTCTCAAACCCATCGTTCCTATGCCTATGTTCATATCTGACGTAGTGACATCCACCTATCCGATTGAGCTGCCTAAGCGTGCTCACCCAGACTTCGTACCTAAGAAGCATCCCATCACCTCAATTGAGATTGACAGGTCGAATAAATTTGGGCGGCATATTGTTGAGGCGATCATCCCCCGTGGCGGAGCGTTAGTATCGTTCAAGCCTGACCCGTCCCCTATGAGACGTATAGGCACCAGCACTGGCTATGGAGTTAGGGCCGGTAAATTTTATGGTTTAGGATCTGCGGTTAACTATTGGGAACGTTCCGGTATTATCAAGGCTAAGAATGCGTTGACGTTTATGTGTCGTCAAAAGTGGAATGGTTCTTTAACCCCGAATAACGGTGCAAATTCCGTTATGATCGCGGACACTAATCAATCCGTTTGGGGTACTTCTGGGTGCCACTTCAATATCAAACGGAATGACGCTCAGACGAATGTGTTTGTAGGTACAGGTACAACCGCCATGTCTGGGATATCAGTAGATGTGTCGGATGGTAATTGGCACGATGTGGCCGCGACCATGACTCAAGGTGATCCGGGGGCAATTTATGTTGATAGTATTGAGGTTAGTTCTTACGGGTCACAACCTAATATGACTTTCACTGAAAGCACCACAGGAAGAACTCGAGTAGGCTACTATTATGACGACCAAAATGCACACACCTTAGATAGTGATGTTGGCTACGTTTTCATCCTTGATAAAGAGTTAAGCGCCTCAGAGGTACGAGAGTTGCACGCCGACCCCTATCAAGTATTCAAGCCTGCTGTACCTGCAGTCGCATTCGCGCAGGTTTCGGCTAGTGCTACACTTTATTTGCGTCCAGACGCTGACGATACTGACGGCGGTTGGACTCGTGATACAGGATCGAATATTGATCTGTACTCGGCAATAGATGAAGTCACCGCTAGTGATGTAGATTACATCCAGTCTGAAAGTTCCCCCACAGCAGACAAATGTAAAGTGAGCCTGTCCAATCCTGGAGGAACCGTAAACACTGAGTCAGCCCATAGGCTCAAGTATCGCTACAAACGTTCCAATACAAGCCAAGCCATAGACTTAACTGCACGTCTAGTTCAAGGCTCCGGTGGGTTCACTATGACGGAGTTACCTAAGTCACTACACCCAGACTTCTCAGAACTTGATCGCAAGCCCGTAGGTAAAGTGGTCTTGGATATGAGCAATCCTCTGGCGCAAAAGTTGAAGCTGTGCTGCCTGTTTGACGGCCAACGCAAGATCGTTGATTACACGGGTAATCATCAGATATCACTTTATCCGGCGGCAGGTATTGCTGAAATTCATGAAGGTCGCCAGACTTTACTTTGCGTCACTAATATGTGGTCCTCTATATCTCCGGGTATGGATTTTTCTATGAACGATCCTTGGACTGTCGCATGGCGAAGTCAGGCTAGCACGGCGAATGATGGTAGGATTTGTGGTACGGCGTCGGAAGAGAGTAATAACTACCTATGGGAACGTAATGCAGCATATTTAAGTTTTTCTGGCAATCTGACATCTGCTGAACACGTCACTGAAACCAATATCACTGACTTTGAAAGTGGGATGGATCATAAGGCGATATCTTCCAGTGGTGAAGGTACATCTTCGAGTGATATCAGGATGTACCAAGGCAAAAACGCTTATCTGTCTGGAACTGGTATATCTACCGACTGGTATCTGGATACACTGTTCCAAGGTGGTATAAATGGGACTTACGCCTATCGCGGATGGTTCGACTACTTCTATGTGTTCAATGCGGAATTAACTCAAGCCGAAATAGATAGCCTGCAGCGCAATCCTTATCAAGTATTCAAACCCGCCGCACCTATGATGGTCCCCACATCCACAACTGCGATCATTGCATCTTGGACTCATACGAGCATCAGTGATTCATATACTGATGCCATTCAAACATTAACTGCACCTCAGATTGCAAGTATCACCGATTATGATGATCTGTTCCTAGAATTGGAGGCTAATGTTCCATAATGGCAACCTTAACACAACTCCTCCTTGATGCTGATGGTTTAATCGATGCCGACATCTTCCATGATGCCGGTACGGGTACACCATTCTATACACATGCCAATGATGCACCTAATGGAGCCAGTTCGGATTGGGTAGCTAATGATAATTCTGAAACATCAGGTGCTGCGTGGTTCAGTCTATCAAATGTAAATGCTGATTTTGATAGCATGGATACGCTCAATATTGATGTAGATATCCAAGCTGTGGGTTTCTCGAATGATACATGTACCTTAACTGCACGTATCTATGATGCTAATAATGATACGACAAATCCTCTGACGAACGAAACTGGTAATCTTGGTAGCCACGCAGATAGTACACGAGTGCAGAGAAATGTTACATTCTCAGGTCTGACGGGTACAGCAACTCAATGGAACTCCGCTTATATTCGGTTCACTTGGACCTACTCTAAGACAGCAGGGCCAGATAACGCCAATCTTCAATTATTCGGCGTAGACATTGATGGGACATACACTGCTGCAGGAACTACTACCCAACGTACGTTTACCTCTGCTAGTGTATCAACTGCAGCACTCCTGACCACTAAGCGTGCATCCCCAATATTTGCTTCAGCCGGCGCATCAACTACCGTACTCTCAACTTCCAAGAGAGCTAAGGCGGCATTTGTAGCTACTAGTACATCTTCAATGGCTGCCATCAACTCTAGAAAGATTCTGACCGCCTTCCTAAGTTCCTCTACATCGGCTACGGCATTGATAGCCTCTAAATTAGGTAAGGCAACGTTCACATCCACATCGGGGTCATCGACCACATTTGTATCGACTAAGCGTGGTGCTGCAGTATTCGCATCTACATCTACGTCTGGTGCAGTATTCAATGGGTTACTAGTAGGTGGTGCCGAGAATGCGGTCTTCTTAGCTGCATCTACAAGTTCAATATACTTAAATCCTTCATTACTGGCTAGGGCTCAAGTTAGCTGGGCCGAGTTTAGTGTGTCTGAGGAAGCTGAGGGCTCTACTTCTCAACGTACGTATTTATCAGCATCAACGAGCGTCTTAGCACTCCTAGCCGTCAAGCGTAGTTCCGCTGCATACGTATCCGCAAGTGTATCTACTACTACGTTTTTAACTACTAAACGTGTGTCTCCCATATTCTTGTCTGCATCAAGTTCGGCAGCACAATTCGTTAGCTCTAAACGTACCAAAGCCACCTTCGCTTCAGTTAGTGCATCAGTTACACAATTTGTTCCTCGAACAAGTGGTGCTGCCGCATTTGCAGCCAATTCGGTTTCCTCTACACAATTTATTAGTACCAAACGTTCGCCAGCACTATTCAATAGCCCATCAGTCTCTAGCTTAGCACTCCTGACTACTAAACGCTCCACTGCACTATTCAATAGTGCATCTGTGAGCACCCTAACACTCCTGACATCCAAACGTTCCAACACCCTCTTTTCAAGTGCGGCAGTTTCAGTATTAATTCTCCCGGCTACTAAACGAAGCACTACTCAATTTACATCTACCGACACGTCGACCACTACATTGTTGACCTCTAAACGTTCTACTTCAGTATTTGACAGTGTATCTACAAGCACCCTAACACTCGCACATTCTAAACGAGGCGCAGCTCAATTCGCGAGTACCTCAGCATCTACGGCTGATTTTACTGCTAGGTTGGCGTCTATCAATGCACAGCGTCAGTTCTCCAGCGTATCTACGGGCACTTTAACCGCAGCCCCAACAGCAACGATCGGCCGAGCCTATCTGTCAGTAGCCACATCTACACTGGCACTGTTGGCATCTAAACGTTCCACCTCGATATTCAGTAGCGCGTCAGTTTCCACAACTGCCATGCTGGTATCTAAACGTGCATCTCCTACATTTAGTAGTGCATCCACATCCACCACAGCATTTACACCCACTAAGCATGGCGTAGCAATATTTAATGCCACGGCAGCATCGACAGCGTCCTTTGTCACTAGTGGCTCCAAGTTTGCAGTATTCAGCAGCTCATCTACAAGCACAACTCAACTCGTACCCACCTTAACGGCTAAAGGTGTATTCACTTCGACATCAGCTTCGGTAGCTACTTTTAACGGTGCCCTGGCTGCAGTCACATCTCAACGTACCTTTAGTGCCTCAGCCACTTCGACAATAGCATTACTCGCATCCAAACGTGCAAATGGGTCATTCTTAAGTGCTGATCAGTCCCAAGTCACATTGATAACCACCCTACGTGCTGTAGGACGATTCTCAAGTGTGTCGACTTCTACGGCAGTATTTAATCCTGGATCAAGTTTAACTGCAGCATTCTCAAGTGAGTCCGTTTCAGCCATTACGCTGGTAGCATCCAAACGTTCATCCACGACATTCACATCTGGAAGTCTATCTACTCTATCCCTAGTACGTAGTAAACGTGCATCGCCATTATGGTCCAGTACCTCAGTATCGGCTCTAACTTTTGAAACTACTCTATCAGGTGTACGTGTATATGCATCTAATGCAATTAGTGATGCAATATTCACCCCAACACGTAAACCCTTTGTAACTGAAGATACTACTCATAAGCGTCTTGTTAACTACCTCGATGATAAGGTGCATACGCAATATACTAAAGATGAAGTCGAGATAAACTATCTTGACGATGAAATTAAAGAGAATTGGATATAGCATGGTTAATCTAGTCAGAGTACGTGGGGATACTTATCCAGTTCCACGCGTCGTAAAATCCACCGAAACGAAAGCCGTAGCTGATATTACTGGCTGGTCTATTGTAGTCGTTGTAAGTACTGAACCTTTTCCTGCAGATAGTGCAGATCAGGTGTTTACTGTTAATGCGACGCTAACAACCCCAGCATCAGGCAGATATCAATGGGCACCTGAAGCCTCACATGCAGACAATGTTGGCAGGATGTTCTTCGGTGTAGTCGCAACTAAACCTGATACCTCAATTGAGACCCTAGAGACTGGTTTATATACCGTTAATGAAGGCGTCAAATAACACTACACCCACTACTGCGGCTCCCGCTAGAGAGCACTGCAACGGTCCGATATTTAGTGTTTTAACCAGTTGAATGTGCCTTAGCTCTACTGTATAATAAAATTAATCAACCAGTGCATTAGGATTTTACTCATGCGTCAGATGTTTAACGTACTTACTACTGCAGACACATCATCAATAAGAACGGGGACTTATAATGGGTTGGAACATCGTATCGTTCCACTCGTTGCCATCGTCGAAGGTGTACTCCACAGTGCCAACTCTGAACACCCCGAATTGGCGCTTGCTGCGGAATTTGGTAAACATCCTCAAGGCTGGAACGGTCGACCAGTTGTTATGAATCATCCTAAAGTTAACGGCTCATTTGTAAGTGCAGGCCAACCTGAAATTTTAGAGGAATGGTCCTATGGCTTACTGTTTAACACCCGAGTTGAAGATTCAAAGCTCAAGACTGAGGCCTGGCTGGATGTTGGTAAAATTAATTCTGCGGGTGGTGAAATTCAGGAAATCCTTTCAAGCATTGAAAATGGCGGACTTGTTGAAGTTTCAACCGGGTTGTATGCATCTGTAGACCAGCAGAATGGGCGTTTCAATAGTGATACGTATGAGGGTATCTGGAGATCAATTTCACCAGACCACCTTGCTTTATTATCAGCAGGAACTATTGGTGCATGTTCCATCGAAGACGGTTGTGGGATTCCACGATTGAATAACGTTCGCCAAAGTGCACCTGTTCAAACCAACTCTGATTGCGATGCTGGCTGTACTGATTGTGCGGAATGCCGTGATCAGGCAAACCAGGAGAGCACAATGGATACCCCCGAACAAGAACAACTTCGCATTGATAAGCGTGCTGCATTGCTGACCGAACTATGTGATGGACTTTTCACCAATGAAGTTCCTTCCGACTTACCCGTCGATTCCGTACGTTCACTTTTGCTATCGGCTTTGACCGAACGCTATCCTGAAGACCTCTATACGATTCACACCTTTACAACCGGACAGGTGGTATTCGAACTGTGGTCTACAATGGATAAATTCGCCCTCAATTACTCCATTGCAAACGACAAAGCTGCACTGGACGAAGGTGAACCTACCAAGATTAACATTATCAACCGTATTGTGGCCGCTCTTGATGGCTCTGATGCGAACACCGAAGCTGCTGACGCGGCCCAAACCTCAGAGGAAGATACTATCATGGACAATGAAAACGCTACAGATGGGGCCCCCACTGGAGTCGAAGCCGAAGTCGAAGATGCAGCAATCGTTACCGATCCCATCGTTGCAGATCCTGCAATTGCAGAACCTGCGGCAAATGCAGCACCCATCTCGGTCGAGGCTTATTTGAATTCGGCTCCTGCTGAAATTCGTGAATCACTCACTGCCGGACTGAAATTGCACGCCGAACGTAAAGCCTCACTTGTAGGCAAACTTCTTGCAAACGAGCGGAACACGTTTCCTGAGGAAATGCTGAACAGTTTCGATATCGAAATGTTGGAACGTGTTTCTACGCTGGCCAATATCCCCACATTTGAGGGTGCTGCACCAGTATCCCCCAGTGTGAATGCAGTTGATTCTCAAGCAGCACCAATTGCGGCGCAAGCATTCCCACTAACCTTAGTCGAGTAAGCTGAGTTAGTATTAACCCCAGTCATAAGGATATAGAAAAATGGCTCCTAGAACAATCGTCTTAAAAGGTAATGGTATCCGGAAAGAAGCGCCCGCTGGTGCAGCAATTACTCCAGGTCACCTGATCCAAATCAACTCTGCAGGTGCTGCAGTTGTTCATGCAACAGCCGCAGTAGCTACAGCCCCAGCTTATGCAATGGAAAATGAGCTGTTCGGTAATGGTATCGATGATGACTATGCCGCAACAGATCAAGTACTTTTTGAAGTACTACCTCCAGGCTCTGAAGTGTATGCTTTGCTGGCGGCGGCCGCAACTGCAGTTGTGGTAGGTAGCAAACTAGAATCTGCGGGTGATGGTACTGTACGTCTTTTAGCTGCAGGTGTCGCTATCGCTGAAGCCACTGAGGCCGTAGATAACTCCGGTGGCGGTGCACCTGCACGCATCATTATCTCCACCATTTAACCCGGGAAGTCCTCCCTAACTGAAAGGAACTACGCGTATGGAAAACGCAGCAATCGATTCCCTGGTAATGAATGGGAACAATATGCAGGCGGGTGGTGATGTTGCTTCACGACTACTTGCATCAAATTTCGACGTTAATGCTTTGCGTACAAATGATGTCCTTCGTCGTGACGAATGGATTGATTTCGATTCAACTGTTGTCGAAGTTACACGTGAACGTCTTGGTGCCGTTGCCGACTTGATTAACGCTGGACTACGTTATGACATCCCCAATGGTCTGGGCACTACTCGTCTTGAATGGGAACGTTCGAGTGATATCACCGATGCTGAAATTTCGATGGCTGGTGTTACTAGCGGGCAGCGTGATCGTCAAGAATTCAATCTGGCATCCATCCCACTACCTATCTTCCACAAAGATTTCCGTATCAACATTCGCGCGCTGGAATCTTCACGGAAACTTGGCCTACCGATGGATAAAACTCTGCCGGCTATGGCTACACGTAAGGTCGCCGAAATAACTGAGGCTACGTTGTTCTCAGGTGCCACTATTGCGGGTACTAATGGTACGATTTATGGTTACATGAACGCACCAAATCGTAACACTGGATCAGTCACTGCATCCTGGGCTACTGCAACGGGTGCTCAAATCGTGACCGACACTCTTGCAATGATTTCTGCTGCAGTTGCTGACAACATGTTTGGCCCTTATACAATCTATGTCTCCTATGCGGCTTATGTGCATATGGGCGAAGATCACAAGTTGGAATCTGACAAAACGATTCTTGATCGTGTTATGGCAATTCCCGCAATTGCAGCTGTCAAGCCCTCAACTCAAGTTACGGGCACAAACGTTCTGATGGTGCAGATGACAAGCGATGTTGTTGATATGGTTATCGGCCAGCAGCCGACAACTGTTCAATGGGCGACTGAGGGTGGCTTCATCAAGCACTTCAAAGTCCTGTCAATCATGGTGCCTCGCATCAAGGATGACTACGATGGTCGTTCTGGTATCGTTCACTACTCGTAAGAGATCCACTACACATCTAATGGGGTGCACTTAGAAATTCGTGCATCCCAATACTAGATACATAAACCTTATGGAGGCACCCATGTCAAAAGTAGATAAAAAAGAGATTTACGTTCTAATGAATGGCACCCATACTATTCCTGATGGTAAGGGCGGCATTATCACCCACCGTGCTAATGATCCGGCCATGAATCGCGTTTCTTTGAGCTTAGGCCAATATCAAAACTTCAAAGATAAATTCAAGCCCCTGAAAGAGGCTGAAGCTGAGCACACTATGCTTATGGCCGCAGTCGAGGCTGAAAAAGCTGAAAAAGCGGAACGTGAGGCTGAGGCGAAAGAGGCTCGCGAAAAGATTCAGACTGATACACAAGCGGAACTTGAGGCTGAAGAGGCTGCTAAGAAAAAAGCAGAAGAAGCTAATGCTGCCTCTGCTAAAGCTAAAGCCGAAGCCACTAAAAAATAAGGTTGAAGTCAAATGACAGCCATCACCTCCGCAGAAGTACTAGCACTCATGAACATCGATCCTGACGTGGCCGATGCTGCACCCGCTATTGCTGCTGCGGAGCTTGTCATTACCGAAAACTTAACTACCCAAGACTTTACTGATGCACGCCTACTTCAAATTGAATTATGGCTGGCAGCACACTTCTTTGAAATATCCTGGAATCAGGGTGGACTTGTATCTAAACAGGTGGGGGACTCCAAGGAAGAATACAATCGGCAATCGGCTGAAAATTTAGGTTTTAATAGCACACGATACGGCGCTCAAGCTGTTGCCTTTGATACATCAGGCACACTTGCATCTATCGGTTCAGCTGCGCAGAGAGCGGAGTTCAGGGTAGTATGATTGGTAAGAATTATCCCCAAGAAGCAACGTACTGGTCCAATCCCGTCAATGACGGTTTTGGGGGTACTACGTATGACACCCCGGAGATCATCAAAGTTCGCTGGGAAGAGCGTCAGGATGAGTTCTTGGATGACCAAGGCGAGAAAAGAATTTCCCGTGCAGTGGTATTCGTGTCTCAGGAATTGGAATTAGGTGCCTTTCTAATGTTAGGTGACCACTCAGATGCAGTACCTGTGACACTTGATGATGCATGGCGCATTAAGAAGCTGATCACTATTCCTGATATTCGAAATGCAATGAATGAACGGAGGGCGTTACTCTAATGGCAGTTGCACCTTTCAAGCCTGCAGTAGGTAAGAAGTGGATCTCTGGGACGGGTTCCGCTGAAGAGTTCTATACGCGCCAGACCCGTGATAGCATGGCTCATATCATTGCTCAGTTCAAACGTTGGATGAAGCATATGGACGAGCAATCTATTAATGTGCTTTATGATGCCCTAGAGCCCACGTTTGAATTGTCAAAAAGTATTGTTCCGGTGAAAACCAGAGCTCTACAAAATTCAGGCTACTTAGAGAAACGTAAATTCAGGGGAGGTGCTCAAGTCACGATGGGTTATGCAAAAGGTGGTATTCCAAACTATGCGGCCATAGTGCATGAACGTCTCGACTACTTCCACGCAAAGCCAGGCCAAGCTAAATACTTGGAGCATGCAATCTTGGCAGACTTCACTAAGATTCAAGAACGTATTAAGGAAGGATTTAAGGTGGCTTCTAGTGCCTAGTCCGGCTACAGTCATAAAGGATCTTTTGGTATCTGCAGGCATCGGTACGTTTGCGGCGACTACAGGCTGGGCTATCTATGTCTCTCGTGAACCTGCGCAGGCTGATAATGTACCCCATTCCGTAATTACCTGTTATGACTCTGGCGGATTAAAACCTAACCCACAATGGCTCCTAGACGAGCCTACCGTTCAAGTGATGGTGCGGGGGAATCCTAACGGTTACGAAGCTGCATACACAAAGTGCCAGGATGTTAAAAATGCATTACTTGGGCTACCGAGTCAAACTATTGGAGCGGATCGTTGGGTATCCATTTCGATGCTATCGGATATCGCTATGCTAGGATACTCCGAACAGAATCAACCTATGCTATCACTCAACTTCAAACTAATTATCGAGCCGGCTTCCGGTACAAACCGCACTAGTCTTTAGGAAAGGACACTACTATGGCTGTCACGGCAAAGCGCATTCGGCTATCCGATGATTCAGGTTCCAACTGGTATACCATGCCCGGCAATGCAGGGGCTATCAACAACGAAGCTGGTCAACTTGACGATACTGTTTTCGGTCAGAACTGGAGTTCCATTCAGTCAGCTCTGATCGGTTGGTCAGTATCTGCAAATGNTCTCTACAAGGGTTTCGCAGGTTATGTTGCCACCATCAAAGAGGCAGGTACAACAACTTCAATGACTGCCGAAGCCGCATCACTGGTCTCAGGTAAAACTTACCAAATCGATGATATCACTAAACGAGTGCTTGATATCGACACAGCAGTGGTTGTAGATGATTCTGCTGCACCAGTTTCGGCGGCTGATATTGAATCAATTGACTACCTGCACGGTAGGGTCACATTCGCATCGACTTACACACCTAGTGGTGCAGTTACATTCGATTGCAACTACTTCCCAATGGTTGCATTAGGTACGTCACGGTCATTCTCCTTAAATATGACTGCTGAGGCAATTGATGATACTGATATGCCTACGGCTCAGGCTAACTCAGGTCACCGCACCTTTACTCAAGGTTTGCGTACAGTTGCATTCGATCTAAGCGGTGTTTATGCATTGTCAAACGGTTATCGCGCATCACTTCTAGCACGCGACAAAGTGTTGATCGAAATTGTTCCTGATGGTAATAGTAAATCCATCGCACGCGGATGGTTTATGCCCACAACTCAAGGACAATCGGGTAACGTTGGAGCATTGGAAGAGGAGACAATCAACTATGCACTCTTCGTTCCAGATGTCGCTGATATGGAACGCCCATTTGGTTGGCATCATGCATCTGATACCACACTCAGCCAGTCATTGCAAGTTATGCTGACAGCCTTTGAGGATGGATCCGAAATCGATGTACAGTATCTTCCTGACGGCACTACTGGCGTTACGGGAGCCGGTATTATCACTGAAGCATCACTGTCGGGTGGTCTTGAAGCTATGAATGACTTCTCTATGTCATTCCAAGGTTCAGGCGCCATTGCTGCAGTACCATAGGGTAACGCATGAGCGTTACTTAAACATGACATTGGAGGCACAAAAATGTCAGATACTAAAACTCAATCCCCAGAAGATGTTAGGCTTGCGTTACGCCAAGCAATTATTGATAGCTCTAAACCCCTATCCAGGGAAGTGGAGTTCTTTGGTCAGATCATTGAATTGCGTCAACCCTCACTCGAAGTCATTCTCGGGGCTCAGGATGATGCTGACGATGATCGCAAGGCTGCTATCATACGCCTTATCATCTCCTACTCATATACACCTGGAACAGATGTTCGCATCTTTACGGAACACGACGCTGAGATTATCGGAAACATGCCTTTTGGTGCTGACATGGCTCGCATCAATGCTGCAATTGCCGAACTCACCGACGTGGATGTATTGGGTGCGGAAAAAAACTCCGAAGAGACCCAAGGCGACTGAATGTGCTAATGTTAGCGCATGCTTTGGGTAAGTTCGAGCATGAAGTGATGGCCCTTCCACCTGGTGAGTTCGCAAGACATCTTGCATTCATCAAAATCGAGGGTCAGAAACAGAGGTAGGGAAAGCGATGGCACTGAAGCTTGGCGATGTCAATTTCGGTCTTGGCGTAGATGCTAAAGGCATGGAAAAAGGTCTGATGCAGATCGTCAACTTCGGTGCCAAAGTGGATGCTGCGGCTAAGAAGACTGCCAAAGGTTCTAAAGAAATTGCAGCAGCTTTATTGAAGCAGGAGCAGGCAGCTTTACGTGCAGTTCAAGCAACAGCCTCAATGAACCAACAATCCCGAAAAGCCAACCTGACTACTAGAGCCACGGAAAAGATCGTCAAGGATGCCACTGCCGCATACAATCAGAATGTTACAGCACTCACACGTGGTAAGTTATCTATGGTTGACTATTCACGTGTGCAGAGTAAGTTCACAGCCGATTTGGGGCGCACTAAACGTGAACTTCAAAAGCTGGCATCAAACATTAAAGATCCTACGGATAAGGTAGGTAATCTCAATACTAAAATTCGTAACCTCTCATCCGCATCAGTACTTGCTGTTGGCCCTTTGTCAGGTATCGGTGCCCGTATATCTGCACTAGGTGCTATCGCTACACGTTCAAGTGTTGCATTTGCCGCGTTGGCGGCGGGGATCGCAGTGGGTGTGGTAGCTTCAGCCAAAATGAGTGTAGCTGCGGTCAGGGTGGCATTTGAACTTGACAAGGTTAACGCACGGCTGGTAGCCACATCCGATACTATGACTGAGGTTAATGCAGAATTCTTAAGCCTACGAAGTTTAGCTGATAAGGCAGGTGTCTCATTTATTTCAGTCGCTAACTCGTTCACCAAAATTAAAGCTGCCGCCAATGGTACTGCTGCCGAAAGTACGATGAGGCAAATGTTTGAAGACATTGTTATAGCATCAGCCAAATTCCGACTCGATGCAGCTGAGACCGAAGGTACACTCAAAGCTATCGAACAGATCATGTCGAAAGGTACAGTTCAAGCTGAAGAGCTTAGAGGCCAACTAGGTGACAGATTACCTGGCGCATTTACTATTGCTGCAAGAGCTATGAAGGTAAGTACTGCAGAACTTAATGCAATGCTTAAAGCTGGCTTAGTAATGTCTAACGACTTCCTACCCAAATTCGCGGCTGAGTTACGTAAAACTTTTGGTGCCGATAGTACTATGCGAGTCAACTCTCTACAGGCCAGCCAAGCTCGCTTAACTGACTCCTTCATGTTCTTGAATATGGCTATGGATGAAGCATTCGGTATTTCTAGAACGTATAAAGCCATAATTGAAGGCATTACAAGTGTAGTTAAGGCGGCTGAACAGAATATCGACGTATTCTACAACACACTCATCTTAACTGGTGCAGCAATGTTGGCAATAGCAGGTCCAGGTATTATCAAAGGGTTTAGACTCATGATAGGCCTGATCAAGTCTGCCACAATCGTAATGACGGGATTCAACGCTGCAGTGGCAGCTAATCCTTTAGGTGCACTAGCAACGATTGCCACACGAGTTGTTCTGGCACTGTTAGCTGCGGCCGGAGCCGTCGTACTCTTCAGTAGTTCTGCCAAGGCGAGCTCAAATGACGTTGATGAAGTGACATCCTCAGTAGATGACTATATTAGATCGTTGGATACTGTTGAGGAAACTATTGCAGAGCAGACCAGTAATAAGATTGAGCAAGTAAGTAGATCTCTCAGAACTCAGGCTGAAGCCATTAGAGAAGCCTTACGTCTAAATGAGCAAATGCGAGCAGCTATCAATGCGTCAGGTAATAAACTTGGAATAGAGATGGCTGAAGATGGCACTGGCTTCGGTGTTGCAGTTGATATGGGCCCACTACTTGCAGCGCAAACTAAACTAAAGGCTCAGTTGAAAGATCTCTTAGCCTTACTTGACAAGCAGACTGCAGCCCAGCGTGAAGCTGAGGAAGCAGAGAGGGCTGCCATGGAGGCTCGTATTGCTACGGGACGTGAAGAAATTGAAATGCTTGTACAGCGTACTGCAGCTCTTGAAGAGGGTGGACAGGCAGTTGAGTCACTGAATAGATCCTTCGACCGTACTAAGGCCATTGAGAAATATATTAAGGACTTTGGTGAGATTAACAATCTTACCCAAGCCTTAGCTACAGCCATGATAGAGGAATTTACTCAGGCTTATGACAATATGCAAAAAGTAATTGCAAATAATGCCATGAGTGATGCCTCAGATAAGATGGAGGACTTGTCTGCAAGAATTGCCGCAGCTAAGGAGGGTGCCGAAGCTTTAGCCGAACTCGAGCGAGCCATGAGCAATAATGCAGCAGTTGAATCTTTCAGTCGATTCTTAAAGGATACTACCCTAACCACTGCAGAGGCCGCTATAGTTACTGCAGAATACCGTCGACATCTGGAACTGCTGGATGAAGTTCTTCGTAACAATGCATCATCTGAAGCTTTGAAAGCATTAGATGAACAGCTAAGCACCCTACAAGAACGTCTGAATGCCTCACAAGGAGGTACTAAAGCCTTAAAAGAGTTCGAGGATGCTTTGGATATGAGTGAAACTATCCAATCTTTTAGTGCCGGACTTGATAAAGTTTCAGATATAACTGACGAGGGAAAGGCTGCTAGGTTATACGCATATGCTAAGGCATTAGAAGAATTCGGCGTTCAATTAAAACGCAATGCTCAATCTGAAGCTGCAGTAAAGATTGCTGATCAAGTACAGGAACTTACTGATCGATTAACTGCCGCGGGTGGGGGCGTAGAAGCACTGCAATCATTTGAGACAGCCCTAAACATCGAAGCGCAGATTGAATCATTCCGCCAAGGATTCATTGCCGCAGGAGATTCAGGTGATGTGCTAGTCAATAAGATTGCACTTGTCACTGACATGCTTTGGGAATTGAATTCAGTCCTAGCTCAAACACGAGTCGATGCAGCATTCTCTAAAGCCGCCGACAAAGTTGCAGCTGTTAATCGTGAGACGCAGGCCTTATTAGGTACTGCCAAAGAGTATGCAACTTTCCAGGCTCAAGAACGTACTCGTCAGGCACTTGCAACCCAAGCCGACAGTTTAAAGGGGGGAAATCCTCTAGACGTAATGAGTGCCAATATCAAACTAGCACTTGCAATGGAAAGAAAGCAAGCAGCTCTTGATGCCTTTAGGGAACGTAACCGGAAGTCTCGGAAGAGTAGTGGGGGAGGTGACGGTGGTGATGATGCCCTGGAAGCCGCTGAAGGCCTGTTCAGGCTAAATCAGGAATTGGCACGCTCAGAAGAACTCCTGGAAGCCATGAAAGATGGTCCCGCAACTGTCGCATTACTCAACGAGGAATTTGCACGAGAAGACGCTATTGCAAACTTCAGAGATCGTTTAATTGAGACTGAGGTCCCCCTTGATGTAGTCAATGAAAAGCTGGCACAATTCATAGCCACACATGATGGACTTAAAGCTGCAAAACAACAAGTTGAAGACCTGAAAAATATTTGGGACACTGTCACATCCTCAATGGAGGAGGCATTTATGTCCATAATTGATGGTACTAAAACCGTATCGGAAGCATTCAAAGAGATGGCACTGCAGATCATCCGTGAACTATATCGCGTCCTAGTCGTCCAAAAGTTAGTTAACTCCATTGTTGGGGCAATTAGTGGAGGTGCTGCAGGTACGCCTACAGGCAATAACGTCAATGTTAAGAAGAGTGCCAAAGGTAATATCTTCTCATCTCAAGGTGTGATAAACGCACCAACTGCATTCCAATATGGCAATGGTAAGCTAGGTACAATGGCTGAGAATAAGCCTGAAGGAGTACTTCCCTTATCACGTGGACCGGATGGTAAACTAGGTGTGATCGTTAACGGCGGGAGCTCAGGCGGTGGTGGAGATCACTTCAAAATCGATCAACACTTCCAAATCCAAGCAACAGGTGAAACTGAATTCGATCAGATGCTTACTAAGAGAATGCCTGCGATTATGAATATGGCAATGGTTAACTTAATCGACAAAAACAAACGTGGCCAAATAAAGCTGCACAACTAGGAACTTGAAATGGCAATATCATACCCTTTAAGTGTCCCAAGCGTAAAGGGGCCTAGCTCTATCCGTATCTCTGCACGTAATGTGGTAGGTGTCTCTGAATCACCCTTCACATTACAACAGCAAGCAGTTGTGCACTCCGGCCAACGCTGGGAAATCACTGTTGATCTTCCCCCAATGAAACCTGATAAGGCTGAGCTTTGGGTCACATTTCTTCTATCCCTTAAAGGTAGACAGGGTACTTTCTTGATGGGAGATCCGTTAAGGACGTCTACCCGAGGATCGGCTACTACTACTCCTGGTTCCCCGCTAAGCGCCGGCGTGGACCAGCTAGGGGAATCAATCAACATTGATGGCTGCCCTATCAATACAATTGGCTACTTACTTCAAGGTGATTATGTTCAATTTAACACTGGCTCTAGCACCACGCTGCATAAGGTATTAACTGATGTGAATACTGATGGTAGCGGTCAGGCGACATTGGAGTTGTGGCCAGACATACGTAATGCACTTACTGATAACTCCGTGATGTCAGTGACTAATACAGTAGGATTGTTCAGGCTGACTTCTAACGTTGCCGGATGGTCAATAAATTTACCTGATATCTACGGTATTCATTTTGAGGGTGTGGAGGTGATAATCTAATGGCCCGATCACTACATGCAAACCTTGTAGCTACCTTATCTGCAGATGAGATCAACCCCTTCTATGCACTTAAGCTGGAATTTGATTCTGGGGATCTTTACTTGTGGACAGGTAATGGTAATCGTGTGATTGAAGGTAATACCTATATTGGGGCTGAGGATTTCCTAACTATTCCTCAGATGGAGGAAACTTTAGAAACTGCCGCTACAGGACTTGCAATTCAGTTGGCAGGTGTACCTTCCACATTGATATCCGTTGCTTTAGATGAACGTTACCAGAACCGTAAGGCCACTCTGTACTACGGGGATAAAAGTGTATCGGAAGTCTCTATCATCTATGAAGGCCTTATGGATCAAATGCCAATTGATGAAGGTCCTGAAACAAGTACAGTGTCGTTATCGGTTGAACATGAACTTGCAATGTTGGAGAGGATTGCTGTACGTAGATATACGTCAGCCTCACAAAAAGTACGTTACCCTAATGATCTAGGCTTTGAATATATAAACTCCCTGACTGAAATTTATTGGACTGTGAAGTGATGCGTTATCAAGCCCTAAATACATACATTCTTAATTTAGCTGAGGTTCCCTTTACTTGGGGTCATCACGATTGCTACACCTTCACTAATGGTGCATGTGAAGCCTTTATAGGTAAGGGCCTAACTTCCGAAAATTTCACTTATGATACGCCTACAGAGGGTCTACGCCTCCTGGCAGAGTGGCTGAGATCACACCACTACACATCATTCATTGAAGCTCTTGATGATAGATTTACACGTCTGAATCTAAATTCTGCGCCTCGCGGATCCTTAATTGCACGTAAAGATGATACACCCTTTTATGGGGGTTATGCGTTAGGCATCTCTATAGGACCGAGTATTGTTTTTGCTCATCCCGATGTGGGGGTCAATTTCGACCTTTACAATAAGGATGATTTGGTATGGGAGCTTAAATAATGCCTCCAGTCTTTACAGCAGCGCTAGGTGCGGCAGTATCTACAGGTGTTGCAGTTGCAACAGGTGCTACACTTATAGGCGGTTACTGGCTTACGCATTTTCTAGTAACTACGGCCTTAGGCGCCCTTCTGAATGTCTTAACTGCAGGTGATGAACCTAATATTCCTGTAGCCGATAACTCTCTAGGGTATGATATCAATGCAATTAGTACTATTGCCCCACACGCCATAATCTACGGTAAACGTAGGGTTGGTGGGGTACGTATCTATGATGAAACTACAAATAATGAAACTGTATTGCACCGTATTATTGCCTTGGCTGGGCACGAGGTTGACGAAATTGTTGAAATCTATGCCAATGATGAACTTCTAACTTTAGATGGCTCCGGAAACGTAACTGCACCTGAACAGTTTGTAGGCCAGCTAAGAATTATTAAGCACTTAGGCTCACCTACCCAATTAGCCGACCCCACATTAGCTGCCGCTAGTGCTGGACTATGGACATCAAATCATAAGCTATCAGGGATCGCTTATCTCTATATCCAGATGCAGGGTGATAGGGAAGCGTTTCCAACTGGGGCGCCCACCTTCACGGCATTAGTTAAAGGTAAAAAAGTATATGATCCTCGCACCGGCTTAACTGTATGGTCAGATAATTCGGCTTTATGTGTCGCTGACTACTTAATGGAGGGTTATGGCTTAAACGTTGCGAAGGCTAAAATTGACTGGGCTTACTTTACTACAGCTGCCAATATAAGTGATGAGTCTGTAGCGCTTGCAGCCGGGGGTACAGAAAAACGTTACACTATGAATGGCACTTTCCTAACTTCGATGACACGGGGTCAGGCATTACAAAACATGCTCACATCCTGCGCTGGAAGCATTTTCTATGGTCAGGGACTTTGGAAGATCTTTGCAGGCGCATATATCACACCTGTTGAAACATTCACTAAAGGTGACTTTAGATCTAATGTGCGAATCTCACCTACACACTCTATAAATGACAACTTCAACTCTGTTGGAGGTACATTTATAAGTGCTGAGACTGACTGGCAGCCCTCTGACTTTCCCTCAATCGAAAGTGCTACATTCCTAGATGAAGATAATGGTGTGCCTGCTATGGCAGACCTTAACCTACCATTTACCAGCACGAGTACTATGGCTCAACGAATTGCCAAAATTCTATTGTACCGTAATCGTGAGCAAATCACAATGTCTGTACGCTTAAGTATGCGTGGGTTTGCAATTCAGGTAGGCGACGTTATCATGATTGATGATGAGGCTAAGGGTTGGTCAAGTAAAACGTTTGAAGTCGTTAAGTGGGGTTTCGGTTACGAAGATCTTACTCCATATACCGAGGTAACTTTACGGGAAATTAGTGCTGAGGTATTTGATTGGGATGCGGATGAAACAGTCTTCACCAGCAACAATACTAACCTGCCATCTGCATTCTCATCACCAACTGTGGGCGTCTCGGCACAAGCTTCAACTAGAGTTACGCCCGAGAAGATTTCCAGCATCATTGCAATTACCGTAACATCTACTTTACCTGATCAAATTGATTCCGTGGAGATTCAATATAAACTGTCATCCGAAATCGAATATACCAATGCAGGTAGTGGAGTACTGGGCACTTACGAAATTGTGGATCTGGAAGATGCCAGCTATGACGTACGAGCACGAGGTATAAGTGCTTTCGGTCAACGAGGGGGTTGGGCTGTAGTTGCAGGTATTTCTCCAAGTTCTTTAGGTACCTCACCTTCGGACATCTTGAATTTTACCGCCCAGCTAAACGGTACTACTGTATCTCTAGCCTGGGATGCTACTGCAGACTTAACATTATCCTATTACAGAATTCGACATTCATCAGAAGAGACTGCAGCTACATGGGCCAATGCCGTAACTTTAATTGATAAGGTTGCACGTCCTGCAACTTCTATTGCTGTACCCGCACTTCCAGGTACCTATCATATTCGTGCTTACGATAAGCAGGGAACACCTTCCGAAAACTACACCTCAATTATAGTGCCCGAAACCTACCTAGAGGACTACACTACAACTACTACTCAGGTAGATGATCCAACGTTCTCAGGTTCCAAGACTGATTGCTCCGTCACCGCTAATGAACTTCGAATAGATGACCCTAGCGAGGCTTGGGGACTTCTTACGTATTCAGAAGCTTTTACTTTAGGTGATTGGGTATCTCTAAATGTAACGATAACTTCTGATGACATTAATGATCCTTTAGGAAATCTGACCGCTGATAAATGTGTAGGATCAGGTACTGGAACTAGTCCCCACTACATTCAAGAGGCCTCTGTCACGGTTGTTCAAGATGAGTGGTATAATTTTAGTGTATACGTTAAGCCTGATGAATTATTTCAGGCACGCTTAATGGCTTTCCATGGTGCAGCCGTATTCGATAGTGCAGGTTTTGATCTCACTTCTGATGAGGGTTCTGTTCTCTTCGCAGAGAGTGAGGGTGTTGATAGTGCACTTATAACTGATGAAGGTGATGGTTGGTTCAGGATGTCAATTGACGTCAAGAATACCGTAGATACCACTACTGAGCTACGTATCTATATGATGAGTTCCGAGTTCTGGCAATACGACGCCTCAATTATAACTGGGGGCCTACACTTCTGGGGAGCACAAATGACTCTCGGTAAAGGTAGGAAAACTTATCGTCAGGCTGGGGCTAATACTCTAAATAATGTGGCAACATATGAACTGAACACCTACATCGATACTACAGCAGTGCGAAGAGTTCGTGCTCGTATGGATATTGAAGTTAACCGTTTCGATGCGAGTTCAGGTTTATTCGACGATCTTGTAGGTAATATCGACTCTTTGCCAGGTTTGTGGGATGGTCTAACAAGTACCCCCCAATTCTCCGACATTAATATTAAATCCTATATTGCCACCACTGATGATGATCCCTCAGGGTCTCCCGTATGGTCTGACTTCAGACAATTTCATGTTGGGGATTATTATGGTAGAGCATTTAAATTCAAAGTCGAACTCTCAACTGAATCACACAACGTGACTCCCAGTATATCTGGCCTAACAGCAAGGATACAGTATTAATGGCTGAACATGACTTCAACATTGCAAATGCAGCTGCCGCAACAGTAAGGGCGGATATTAATAGTGCCTTCGCTGCTATTGTGTCACAGAATAGTAAAGCAACTGCACCCACCTCCACATTTGCACACATGTGGTGGTATGACACCACTTCTAATATACTTAAGATGCGTAACACTGCCGATGACGCTTGGATCAATCTGATTCACCTTGACCAGACTGGCGACTTAGCTATGCCAGATTTCAACGGACTTTCATTCTCACAGGGAGACATCATCTACTTTAATGGTACTCAGTGGGCCAAACTTGCTATTGGTACGGCTGCGCAAGCATTAGTAGTTAATACTGGTGCTACGGCATTAGAGTGGGGTACTGGTAGTATCGTACCCTCTAAGCAAATCTTCACTGCTTCAGGTACGTGGACACGTCCTTCAGGATGTCGCTACGTAAAAGTTTCAGTTACTGGTGGGGGTGGTGGTGGTGGGCACTCTGGAGCTACAGGTAAAGGTGGCGCAACTGCAATCAGGTGGATTGACGTGACTGCCTTAGGATCAAGCACTATCACTATAGGTGCAGGAGGTGCAGGTGTAAATTCTGCCGGACCCTCAGCTGGAGGTGATAGTATTTGGTCTGACGGTGCCCATACAGTTACAGGTAAAGGAGGTCCCGCTATTAATTGGGCTCTTGCGACTGGGGGTGATATCAACTTGCAGGCTAAAGATTATTCATCTATATGGGGTCCGGGAGGTTCTGACGGTACATCACCAACAGACGCCATAAACCCAGGTTCCGGGGGCGGGGCGCATACTTCAGTAAGTAATCCTGGCGCTGATGGTGCTGATGGAATTATCGTAGTCGAGGAGTTTTACTAATGGCTAGAATACTTAAAGTTAAGATGCTAATGAATGAAGTTACTGCGACTGCAGTGTTCGATAGTGATAACATTCCCGATTGGGTAGCAAATCAAGGTTGGATTAGTGCCCCCGAAGGTACAAACGTAGGTGACGTCAAGGAGATCGATGGCTCTTTCACACCCTTAGTAATTGGACTATCACCTACCCAAGTAGAGGAACTTAAGCAAATTATTGCTGCCGAGGTCATTGACAATAGAGGTGCTATAAGAGCCCTCGCGTTGGCATGTTTAGATGAAATCAACCTACTCCGAGTTGAAAATAATTGGAATGAGCGTACCGTTCAACAGCTACGAGACACTATCTTAAATAAAATTGACTGAATAATAAATAAAGGAAAATATCATGTGGGACGGGTTTTCATCATCTTGGTTTCTAGACGGGCTCTTCATTGCAATTGCAGGTGCAGCCGGGGCTCTAGTACGCACTATGTCAGATCCTATGAAGAATTGGAAGAAGTTGTTGGTTGATGTACCTACAGGCGCCATACTTGCAATCTACTTGGGTGATATGGGTACAGCCTTTATTACCCCCATCTCAGGCGTACTTAAAATGTCAGCTGAGAGTCAGGCGAAAGCGGGTGCATTTCTAATTGGCGTACTGGGTATGCTTGTTATTGAAGCAATCGTAACCTTTTGGCAAAACAAGGCTACAAGCATTAAAGGAAAGGATGATAAATGAAACATGCAGTAATCGGACTAAAGGCAAGCGCTGCTAGATCTGCACAAATCTTAGTATATGCAGCATTCATAATTATTATTATGCTAGCCGTTGATAAGTTTGCAACAACGCCTCAAGTGATCCAAGTTCGGGGAGTCACAGTTGACGTTTTCGGTACTGTAAGATATGAAGGTACGGTACTTGAGTATAATGAGCCTACTGCCTGGACGGCGCGAATTGATCGTCCAGATAACGGCGGAGTTTTATGTACTGGCGAAGGAATCGTATCTTGGGATGCTGAAGATGTCTCTGGAGCTCTTGATTCTGTCGAAGATATCTTCAGAGATCAATGTGCAGGCTATATCACGGAAAACTCTACCTTCACATTTACTTTTATCCCGTTAAAGGATAATTATTCACCGACAGTCGTTAGAGGGCTAGTTCAACGGCCAGCTGACATTATTCCACTGTCCAAATAGATATGGAAGGGTAAACTATGCTTAAAGAATGGATTATACTCGCGCAAAAGATCCTCAAAGTCAAAACTGATGGTAATCCTGGACCAAAAACTCTGGATGCAGCGAATAAGTATATAAGTGCAAAAAAGGTCGAACATTTACGTGACTTATTGCCAGACCTACTGGATCCCCAATTCACTATTGGCCCAAAACTTATCGCAGTCATTCAGATGCATGCTACGCTAAAGAAAATTCAAGTGGGTGCTGTTGACAGTTTCATGGGACCTCAAACCGAATTCGCCATTGATATTTTGTTAGGTCAACACCAAGCATTCACACGTTCCGATTTCGGTGAGGGTTTCCCAGCCTCAAGTGACATCGAGAAATATTACGGTAAAGTTGGAGCGAACCAAGTCATGGCTCAAATTCCTTTCGAGCTTATGATTGCATGGGACCTCCGTAAGAAGATTACATCGTTTTCTTGCCATGAGAAAGTCGTGCGATCCGTTGAGCAATGTTATGCTCGCGTACTATCACACTACGGTGAAGACCGCATTGCAGAACTGTACCTGAATCGTTTTGGCGGCTGCCTTAATGTACGTAAGATGCGTGGCGGAACCTCCTGGTCGACGCATGCGTGGGGCATTGCTATTGATACTGACCCCGTTAGAAATAAGCTTCGTTGGAATCATACTCGAGCTTCCCTCGCAATGGCTGAATATGATGAATGGTTTAATATCTGGGAAGATGCTGGTTGGCTCTCATTAGGCCGAGCACGTGACTTCGATTGGATGCACCTTCAAGCAACATCAGCCCTAAACTAAGGAGACCTCACTATGCTTAAGATACTTCAACTACTTTCACCCATGATTGGCCGAGTACTAGAAAAAGCCATCACTGACAAGGATGAACGTGCACGTGTCCAGCAGCAACTAGAGTCTCAGCTCCTGGCTAACATTGGTGAACTACATGCAGCAGCTGCGGGGATCATTACCGCCGAGGCCAACTCTAAATGGGCTCTTGCTGCGGTCTGGCGTCCCACTTTGATGTTAGTGTTCGTGTTTATCATCTTCAACAATTACGTGCTTGCACCATATGTTGCTCTAATATCGGGAGTAGATGTAGCTGTAGTTATTCCCCCGCAAATGTGGGAACTCTTAAAGATTGGTGTGGGGGGTTATATTGTTGGACGTTCGGGCGAGAAAATGGTCACGAACTATATCAACAATAAAGGTTAAAGAGTTCACCTTAGGGTGAAATGAGGGGGGCAGCTGATTTCGTGCCTCAGTTAATTGCCCCCCTCGTCTTCGTTAGTAATCCTTCACTATCTTGGCGGTCAAGGCCTTAACTTCACGCTCAGACAGCCCTACAGCATTTTCAAGACGCATTACTATATCTAGGGCAGCCATCTCGGTTGCCGAGAATGTCACCGCATTCACACGATAATCCATAAAAGCTTGCCAGGTAAGGGGACACCAACGCTCTACTATGCCTAACAGAACATCGGCATATTGACGTATTTCCCATTGAGCATGAGGATCGCAACGCAGACGTAGGAAATTTAGCAGATTGTGCAAATTCACTTTCCAGTACCAGGACGTATAGACATTGGTCGGCAGTACCATCCGTGACAACTCACGTGACAACCCTCCATCAACTAGAGCCTCGTAATCAGTATATGCAGAATGAGATGCACGTTTGATAATGGCACGATCCTCTTCAGCACGCGTAAAATAGGCCTCACTATACTCACGACCCTGAGCGTTACCTGTAGATTGTGCACCCATATCATCGACGCTAGGGATATAGAATTCACCCGGTAAAATCGAATAACGTGCGGACATTTCATTTACATTGGCTGTACGATGACGGATCCATTGGCGTGCTACAAAGATGGGTAGCTTGACATGCACTTTGATCTCGCACATTTCAAATGGTGTCGTGTGCCAATGTGACATCAGATAGCGTATCAATCCACGATCCTCGTTAAGTGTCTTGGTACCCTTACCGTATGATACACGTGCAGCTTGAACGATCGCAGCATCATCACCCATGTAATCGACGATCTGAACGAATCCATGATCCAACACCTTAATAGATTCACCTTTCATACCGTCCATATATTCTTTACCCTTAACCATTTCTGATAACGTGTTTTCCATCATCTGATCCTCCAAAATAATCTGCCATTTTTATGCCGACAATTTCAATGCCTGCCTCACGAAACATGATATTACCTATATCAGTGGAATCTTCCCATCTATCAGGTATACCAGTATTCCAGGTTACAATCCGAGTGATCCCAGACTGAATGATCGCCTTAGCACATTCGTTGCAAGGCATAAGAGTGCAATATAATGTCGAACCTTCCACTTTACGCGGACTGTTCAAGATTGCGTTCATCTCCGCATGTACAACATACTGGTACTTTGTGGGTCGATCTTTGTAGCGTGCATCTAAATCTTTCACGCCTCTAGGGAATCCGTTATATCCCATCCCCAGCACAATACGACTATCTGGAGCTACAATTACAGCCCCAACCTTAGTCGATGGATCTCGAGACCAGCCCGCAACATGCAAAGCAAGCCCCAAAAATCGGATATCCCACTTGTCATTCGACAGCTGCACCAGACTCACCTCCTACTACTCGTTCTGCCCGTAGGGAACGCGCCTCGCTTGCCTGAGTCAGCATCTCCTGCATCCAACGTGCAATCTCTTTCGGCTGCATGAGCACATCTGGGCACGCAAATTCTTTAGGTGAAGGTAAACGATCATCTTCACTAATACCACGTATGAGCGATGTTACGAGCATCATTGCTGACGCCATAAAGACACAGTGTTCCGGTAAGAAAGATCCACCTTCAGTATCGTCAATTTCGTGCCGCGCTTCAATATTGTTTAGGTGGCGGCGAGTAGAGTCGATCAACTGTTGGATAGGAAGTCCTTTCTCCCAGTTACGCCAGCCGTAGTGGAGACCACCATATTCAAAGGCAGTTGCTGCAGACCCCAATGCTTCCGGTGGAATGGTACGTAGTGATGGAAGCGTCAGCGAATCACGCTTAGCTCCCGTCACCTTAATACTATTCGGCACTTTCTGATAATGCTTCTCCTTCGAGGCATCGATTGGTTGTCCATCATAATCAAAGTCAGCCATTATAGTTCCTTTCAAGGTTAATTATCCGCATTTATTGTAATCGCAAGATTCACATTTCTCACATCCGTCCGAGTAGATCAAAGATGGTGATTGACATTTAGGGCACACAGGTTTTACTTGCACATGTACCTGATACTCACCTGCAGGCGCTAACACAACATGATCCAAATATCCTAGACCTTCAATGTGATTCAGGATCACATCACCAATCTTGGCAACGAGACTACCATAATGTGAACCCTCAATCCAGGCCGTGTCATGTGTGGACTGTAACTGCATAAGCTCACGTGCAATGAATCTTGGGTCTTCTACCCGCTTCATAATTGCTGAGATCAAAACTGACATCGCTGTCGTCCATTCTTGGAATCGTGCATCCTTTGAATGGATAAAGACCTCCTGTGACGCCCCATCTTCGTCCTCATTGATCGTAATATAGATCGCAGAGTTCCATGATGGCCATGCAATCTTATACGTACAGCCTGACATGATAAAAGGACGCTTAACTGGCTCAGTCACGGGTACCTGAAACGGATTTGCTTCAGGGGTGGCCTTAGGCTTATCCTCACTTTCTGATACTGTCAGAATAGATCCGATAATGTCATTAGGTCTGTAAGTGGTACACCCTTTCAAGCCGAAGTGAAAGGCTTTAAGATAAACGTTTTCAAAGGCCTCAAAAGCAACTTCCTTAGGTACGTTGATCGTTTTGGAAATGCTTGAGTCAACATACCTCTGCAAAACCTCCACAGTGTTCAAGTGATCCTCAATGTACAACTCCTCCACCGTCTTAATCTTCTTCAGAAGCTTACGACCCTCTTCAGCGTACATCAATTCCAACATTTTGGCTGTGTAACCCCTCACATTGGTATATTGCTTAAACTTACCTGAAGGTAATAGTACTTTACGATCGTGGACGTGTGAAAAGATAGGCTCAGCACCTGAAGATACATTACAACCAAATGCTAATGCAATAGTTCCAGTTGGTGCAATAGAAATCAGATGTGAATTAAGAGTACCATACTTACTGACCGACTTTATCGTCTTAGGGTTGAGGATGGGGAGATACTTACTATCCAGATAATGATCGCGATCATATTCTGGAAATGATCCACGCACCTTAGCCATCTTCGACGATTTCCTGTATGCGGCATTTGCAATAGTGTACATGATAGCATCTGCATACTTGCAAGCTTCAGGCGAACCATAATCAACACCCAGCTGAGCTAGAGCATCGGCAAGCCCAATAATACCTAAACCGATACGACGCTTACGCATTTGTTCATCACGTTGATCTTGGAGGGGATAGTACGTGACATCAATTACATTATTCAGTAACTGTACGCCAATCTCTGTAACGGTTTCAAGCATACCGTGATCAATGTAGGCTTCGGCCGTGAATGGATTTCCGATCATACGCGACAGATTAACCGAACCTAAATTACATGCACCGTAGGGGGGTAGAGGTTGCTCACCGCAAGGATTTGTCGCAGTGAGATCCTCGCAGTAATGTAAGTTGTTCATCTCATTCATTCGGTCCACAAAGATCACACCCGGTTCAGCGTAATCATATGTGGACTTCATAATGATATCCCAAAGGTCACGAGCCTTCATCTCTGCATAGATGAACGTATCCTCAACACTATTCGTTATTTTACCTAAGCCAGTAGGCACCTTAGGTGGCTTAACATGACGTAAATACCACATTGCATCGGCTTTAACTGCAAGCATGAATTCATCAGTAACAAGGACTGACAGATTAAATTGCCTTAAACGATTTGGAGTACGTTTGGCTTGAATGAATTGTACAATATCTGGATGTGAACATATCATTGTACCCATCATTGCTCCACGACGGGAGCCTGCAGACATGATAGTCTTACACATTGCATCCCATAAATCCATGAAAGGTAATGGCCCTGATGCTGCGGCATTCACACCTGACACCTCAGCACTATCTGGACGTATGGGAGAGAAGTCCATACCGATCCCACCACCCTGTTTCATTGTAAAGGATGATTCAGACAGGACACGCATGATATCCTTCAAGGAGTCTCCGACCTTATCCATCACATAGCAATTCATGAGTGTGACTTTGTTACCAGTACCTGCACCCGCCCAAATACGTCCAGCTGGAATGAGTAGACGTTTAGTAAGCGCCTCAAGTGCCATATCGTGAGCTATAATACGCTCATCCATATCAGGTATTGTCTTATCAGTATATAGAGCCCCACATACGCGTGATGCCATTTGTTCAATAGTTATTTCGCCTGGTTGTGCATATTTATCCTTGCGTACATCGTTTAACATGTCATGTTCATCTTCATCCATCCTATTATGAATGTCTTCCATATTAAAATATGGGGCCGATTGAAATTTTATTGTAGACATTATGCATCTCCTAAGGTTTGAATGAGTTGACTTACTTCCGATGCCTCCGGATGTAATTGTCCTTCACCCATGATGACTTCCTGCAAAAGCTTAGATGCCTGACTGCCTAGCAGCCTACGGTCATAAACTTCCGGTACTTGTATTCCTCTCAATTTGAGGTCATTTAATTGATCGATCATTTGCCCCGATGACATACCTGTCGAACTTGTTGCGGAATTATTCCACGTTCGTGATAGGTTCCAATACTGACTTGCAAGCTGCATGTATTTGCCGGCAGCGACTGTGCTTTTCTTCATCTTGTATTCTCCATTTTTTAAGCCTCATATTTTATTATAAATTAAATTCAAAAGGAATTCAATTGTGATTTTAATGGATCAGTCCATAATCTTTTAGATCCAGTTCAGTGTTGATGGGAGTGTCATGTAGATCACCCCAGCCTTGACCTCTCTTAGCATCTGCCGAGAATGGTATTCTAGTAATACCCCAATCAACAGGTACTTGTTCCATAATCAGTTTCGTTTTGTACTTGACTGGTTCAGTATACTCTGGAAGATCTTTACATTGGATTAGGATCGCATCATGAATTAGGTTGATGATCTTGACATATTCAGTTAAGTTATTACGCTCAATCCAATCCTGTAATGCAATCGCAGCCAGGAGAGTAATATCCGATGCAATTGACTGGTGCGGAAAGTTAGCTGCCTCATTCTGGAGATCCTTAAGCTTCTCCCTTGACACTACTCCAACACGCTTCCTACGCCCGAATGGAGTTTTAAGATTCTGCCCATATAATGGCGCCATACGACATTTTTCAATATACTCCCAAGCCTTAGGAAATCTCGTAGCCCAACCATCAATCCATCTTTGAGCTTCATGCGTTGGTACTCCAAACTCTTCTGCGATGGAGGGTGCCTCACGACCATACACAATGCCAAAGTTCAAAGCCTTCGTTCGCATATACTCCTCTTTAGCCTGATCATACTCAGGGTCTCCAGGTACATCAATAGCATACCTACGAGTCCAATCTTCACCCCACAAGGATATCGATACCTCTTTGTGAAGTGACATCCCATCAGTTTCATAGATGCGACATAGCTCAGTATCACCCGACAGCGTAGCTAGGCACCTAAGTTCGGCCTGATCTAAATCAAGCTCCATGATCACATTACCATCACCAGCTACAAACTGATTTCGAATCCTTGCTAATCGTAACTGGTTCTGAACATTGGGCTCTTTAGATGCTAGACGCCCCGTTCCAGTACCATGGAGTAGGAAAGTAGAGTGAACTCTACCATCATCCAATCTCTGTAGGAGTAGTTTCTTAACAAATGTGCCATAAGCCTTCTGCACTTTACGATATGCACGTAATGCTTTAACGAATGCGTGTTGAGGTAGCCTCTCTAACGTATCAGCGTCGGTAGACATCCCCATGTTACCCAACTTTAGTACCTGGTAGAGGAATGGTTTCAGCTGTTTAGGTGAGCGTGGATTGATATCCTTCCCAGTCAGCCTATTTGACCACTCGTTCATTTCAGCTTCAAGTGGTACCATCTCACTGGCGTACCATTTGACATTCTCCTTCTGCTGCTCCACACTTACCAGAATGCCATTCTTTTCGACAGTCTCCAATAGTTTGGATGCCTTAAGTAGGATCTCGTAATACAACTTCTTGGATAGTGGATCCTTCTCTAATCGTCTCTTTAAAACCGTGAATATCTGACGTGTATTAGATACATCAAACGCCAGGTACTTGTATAAGATGGAGGGAGGTATATCAGCATATGATTTCTTCGTACCGTCCGGATGCTTGTCAGTTATGTATGGCTTAACCATATCCTTGTAGCTGGGGGCACCTATAAGGTCTGCAGCTATCTGTTCGAGATCATGATATCCACGTTTCTCATTCATTGAATAGTTCATCAACATAGTGTCTTCATGCACTACTCCGGGCAAATTATTTAGATGCAGGAACTTAGCATCAAACTTCCCATTCTGCCAAACGAATCTTAATTTATTACCTCCTAGAATGATTCCAGCATGCGCCATTAGTTTCTCAGGTATGATATATACCATATGTGGATCTACACTAAACCCGCAACACAATATTCTATCATTCCGAAAGTCAAAACCTGCAGTTTCAATATCAGCACCGCACTCATCACCCCATACACTAGTTTGTTCAAGCATTTCGGCATTGAATCTATGAATGTCATCTACACTCCGCGCAACTTCCCATTCTGGAACAATAGGTTTCTTCATACCCCCACCGTCAGCTAATGAGAATGCATATGCAATGTCTTCACGGAATCTATCTAATGATCCACCACCACGCATAAGAAACATTGGATGATACGTTCCAATCACCCCCTTGGAGGCGAACTCTGACGTATGTAGCCTACCCCTATCCTTCGTGATCCTAATGTCATGATCATCAGTAGCTGCCCAGATAGCACCATTGCCAAATGTAAGAATGACATCTCTAGGATATTCGTTCAATAAGAACTTCAACCTACCCCTACAACGCTTAACTGCACTCTGAGTGTTGGTGGTATTCTTCTTTGTATCCTTTACACGTTTAGGAAAACATGAATGTGCATACATAAACAACACCGAGTCTATATCTACACCCTCAGGCAGATTCTGGAATAAAAGATCAGCTCCAGGCCCCACAAATGCCTCACGTTTTGCCAGCTCAATTGGTCCGGGACTTTCAGCTATGAAGACGATCTTCGCATCACGCGGACCTTTCGATCCTACGAATACATGCCTATCATAAAAGCAATTGTCACATCCCAAATTGGCTGGCTTAAGTTCAACCACATTATCCACTATAAGATTCCCCTCTGTGAAAGTTTACTGGCCAGCAAAATAAATCCAATTTCCATACGATCCATTCTTACTTCAATGTCAGGTTCATTACTATATCGAACCCTAATTGACCAATCCATACGTTACAACTCTACCACTACTACTCCGTTCCCCGATAGCGGGCGCGGCACTAGTAGTGGAGCGGTGTGGACTTTTCGTTATGAGACATGAAGATCGCCACCAAGGATTCGGCGTACCCATTTAATGTTTTCAATTACCATTTCCCAATTGTCGCCCTTTGCATAAGGATGCTCCCAGAAATCTTCACGTTTGTGTGCTGCGTAGGTAGCTTCATCCGAAAGCACATGAATACCCCGAAGACCCATCCAGATAGGTGATGCTGAGTCGATGCCGCGAATCTGCCAACGATCCTTCTCAGTGGTCAGCAGATCATCTACCCAATCATTAGAGAATCCCAACATATGGATCTGTAGGTTACTTCCATGCAGTTGATCGTAACCTTTGATGTCTTGTACTGCATAGTGGCGGGGTTTAAGTAGAAGTTCTCGGTAGTTCTTGGGAATACCAATCCAACCAACACGTTCCTGAGCATACCGTAAAACTTCATACAAACAAAGTTCCCACTCACCAGAACTCTTACCTTGGGGAACCATCATCAGGTTCAAATTATCTGGAAGGTTCCAAGTTTCAAGAGCATGTAAAGTAGATTCTACAGTCGCCTTACCATCCAGTAGAACATCTGGAAGCGCAAGCACATTAGCCCCCACAATATCGCAGGCCTCTAATAACATGGAGTCGGTAACAGCAGAACCGAGTTCGATCACTGAATTGTCCATGATGATGAAGTTGTCGGGATCTTTATACACTTCAGCATACGCATCAGGTTTATCCACTACATCGTGCGCTAGCAACAGATGATAGTTTCCCAGCATATCTGACTCTTTTAGACGTTGCGCAATCTGTACAGGTACTACAGGTGCGAACCTTGGTGTCAATATCTTACTCATGTTATATCCCTTCTGTTAGCTTGTGAATGTTTGAGCATGCATTTGCAATAATCTCAAGTTCATCCTTCAACGTATTGGTGTCGATGGTACGATTCGTAAGAATTGTCTCGACATCTTCCAATGCACTAAGAGCCTCTTCAATCTCTATCCCTATACGGTTATGGTGATCTTCACTTAATGTAAGCACCGCCATATTAAGCCCCCATCTTCATTTCAGATTGGATCAGCGACAGCATTTCCATACGTGCTTCAGAATTGTCACGAAAAACACCTTTAACCGTAGATGTAGTCGTTACAACACCTGGAGCGTTAACGCCTCGACAAGCCATACAACCATGTGTCGCTTTAATTACGATCATCGTACCTTGAGGTTCCAAATGCTCATGCAACAATTCTTGAATACGTTCCAAGATATGTTCCTGCAATGATGGACGTTCCGTACCAACTGATTGCACCAGCCGAGTCAGCTTGGATAGACCAATCACACGTTTACGTGGCACATACCCGATCGCTGCTTTACCCGTAGCCGGGAGTAGGTGGTGTTCGCAGATCATCCGGAAAGGAATATTTGCTTGCATGACCATTGAATGATGTTCATCAGGTACTTTGAATACCGACCCAAATACCTTATCAATGTCGATGGGCTGGTGAAACTCCTGTAGATACTTAACAAAGCGTGCAGGTGTATCTTGTGTTGATGGATCCTCATACCAGCCTGGAAGAATACCATCCATCACTGTGTGCATCGCACCCGCCATTGTTTTCGAATGGTCCAGTTTTACATCTACGTCAGCTGTATTATTGTCTTTACACATTTTTAGAATCCTTGTCCGTTGCCCCAGATTAGGGTATGAAGTTGTGGTAGTATGCGAGCATTCTGTAAGCGAGGATCTTTAAGGATCTCCTCGGAAATCATACGAGTGCTTTCAAGAACAGACATGACGAACTTTTCGTACGTGTCTTCTTCAGTATGGTGACGAATAGCCGGCGCTGGAGGTTGCCAGTTACCAATCGAGACAAACATATGCGGCTTGAGTATGGGCCACCTCTCCTGAACCCCGATGATAAATTCTAGATCCTGTTGATCAAAAACCACAATCTTAGCTGAGACATATCCCTCGAAATCACCAGCTTCTAAATGATCCATGAACACTTGAAATTTGTCAGGTTCAAATTCAACACCCATACCGGGACCCTTAGGTGATAGCGTCACAGCAGCACAATCTAAGAGCCAGTCTTGCCACAACGTACCTTGGGTCTCGACAGAGATTATTTTACCTGCACGATTTAAAGCATCTACCAGTTCTGAGATATCCCACATACACGGATTTCCACCTGAGATGGTTACCCAAGGCGTATTTTTAGAGATAGTCAACGCATGCTCAATAAGTTCCTCCATTTCCATGTACTGTGTAGTACCGTCTTGCGAGAAGATTTCTGGCAATACTGCATGTAACGAATCACAACGAGTACATTTGTAATCACACCCACCTAGACGGAGAAATGTCGTTTGCGTACCGATCACGGCACCTTCACCCTGAATTGTAGGACCAAAAGATTCTACGAGTGGAAATTTAGTGGCCATTATGGATATCCCTCCTTAGGTAAAGTATATTGTGCACTGTTTGCACCATGCTCTTCGATAATGACTTTATGTAACCATACACGCGGCGCATAACCTGCTGAAGCAAGCCAGCTATCCGTCACACCAAAGATCAGTTCAGCTAAAGCTTCACATCCCACATGCTCAAACACATTCAACTGAATCAACCCCAGATCATGCAACTTTTTGAATTCTTCCAGGTGTGGATCATCAGCGGCAACGATAGTCTTATGGTCAAGGTTTTCCTTGAAAGTGCTTTTCAAGGACTTTAAAGAACCAAAGTCGACAACCCAGTTACGCACATCCAATTCATGTGAATGAAATTCCAATGTGATTGCGATAGCATACCCATGCAAATACTTGCAATGGGATTCAGCCCGCCATTGACGAAATGCACATGAGAGTCCCTCTTCATGCCCATAACGCTTAGTCGATATATATATCGGTTTAGGTTGATTCACTGCATGCTCCTTTGTTTCTGTTGCGTACATGTTCATCGGCCACACGTGTCAGAAGTTCCTGCAGATCACCGTCATAGGAGGACGATGCCAGAATTCCACGTATGGCCATATAGTTGTGGGTGGTAGGCAATTCCATCAAGCCTCCATACCACGCTCTCACAACTAAGGGATCGGGCAGATCAGCTTCTTCAAAACCTCCAGCACGCAGCAAATTTGCATGATCATGTGACTCTGGAGGATATTTGCCATCATAGGCTGTATGGGTGTGTTGCAGTATCTCATATGCACCTACGTCAATAGCCAGTTCAATCGACTGCGCTTTAGATAGGTGCATCAATGGCGTGTGAATTTTAAGCTTGTCAACAGTACCCGGCTCACCTGTGAATGTTCCTAAGTTCGTCGTCAGCTGTAAGGAGTTCTTAAAGTCTTCACGACAGTCTGGATACCCCCCTGAATCAGCTTGACAAATCCCAGTCACGAGATTACGAATCCCTTTAACATACGCACGATTTGCAGCAATCGTAAGGAATAACTGATTGCGCATCGGAACGAATGTCTTCTCCAATCCACCGGGAAGACTTTCTGCATCAGCGTACATTTCCAAACGCTCTCCAGGATTCACAAGTGGTGATGTACCTTGCAAGATATTCGGGACATTGATGATCTCATGTGGAACTTGCAACGTATCCGTAATTTTACGTGCACATTCCAATTCGATAGAGTGCTTCTGGCCATAATTAACAGACAATGCGATCACGTTCTTAAAACGCTCCTTAGCCCATACGAGGCAAGTAGTTGAATCTTGACCCCCTGAAAAGACAACAAGAGCGCTTTCTGTATCGGTGTTGACGGGGTATTCGTATAGTAGACTATTCATGCTAGAATTCCTCTTCTTGGTTGGGTGGGATTATATAGTGGGCTGAGGAGTCGAGAAGGACCTGCATTCTAAAGCGATCAACTTCACCTTCCGCAATCTGATATTTGCCTGAAATGTTTAGTGCCTCTAACTGCCCTGACTTTATGCAGCGTTTAAGCTTATATTGGGACAATCCTGTAAGTGCTGCAAGTTGGGCTAAGCTAACCATAATGGCCTCGATTTAATTAAAAGAGGGCGGTAACAAATAAGCTGATCGCATGTAGGGAACATGAGTTGATCAACTATTACCGCCCTCTATCATGGTCGGGGTTATAGTGACTTAGATGAAGCCACCCGTACCTCCAGCCAGGGTACCCTCGGCCATGATATCTTTTACCCGGTTAGTATCATTGCCTTCGTATTTTTCAACGGAGACTTTAATCACACAAGCTTTGCCCTGCATAATGCCGGCAGATTCTTTAGGGTTGAAAGGCCCAACTGACAATTCAGGTGCCAAGCGATTGATCGTTTTCTTAGCCATGGGTAAAGCTTTGGGTGAGAAGGAAACGTGTGAGAACAATTTACGCCCAGCATATTCACCGTCAGTGATTTGAAGTGTCAGAGACCACATAGGTTGGCCGGAGTTGGCGGAAAGTTTATATTCGCACTCTTCAATGATCGCTTCGTATTTGCCTTTAGGAACAACCTCAAAGGAAGCCTCCTTGACATCTGACAGATCGATCATCACAGAACCATCTCCACCCTCGAAAGTGTCATCGGTTACATCATCGTTATCTTTTTTAGCCATTGTTTTTCCATTCATGATAGGAGTTAAGTTAGTTAGTTAGGTAGTTGCCCCATTGTGGGACTTTACGCTTTACCGAGCCTAAATGCCTTTACAAGATCTGACATTGTAGGGTCGTCAAAGTACGCCTCTTTGAAGATTGCTAACCGATTCTTGGCGGCAAATCTTCCAACTGGTTGAACATATAGCCGGCGAGGAGCATTTACTCCATCAGCAGCTGTACCTGTTTGCATGAAACCCACCACATCAAAATAACCTTGAATTTGGTTAGTGAGCTTGCCAGTCAGATCAGGTGTCCAATTCATACGCTTCTGCTCATCCTGGGTGTATTGAGCACCACAGACAATGATCAGATTCATTTTCAAGTCACGGAAAGCCCGAATAATCCGGTTAACCATGTTATTGTTCTTTTTGTATTCGGCGAATTCTGCAGTCTTCTGATCAGTATCGAATAGTTCAACTGCATCGAAGTCTTCCTTGAAGCCTAGCAAAGATTGCATACAGTATGCTTCAACTTCCGTCAGCGAATCAATGATAACGGTAAAGAACAACTTCGGCTCGGTAATCGTATCTGCAGGCACCTGCTTCAACCAAGCTTCAAATTCGATTAGCTTCTGCAAAGCTTCCTTATCATTTGGATCCGCAATATAACGATCACGAAACATCACGTGAGCTGACAAGTACTCGTAGATCTTACCGAGGATCATGAAAGTGTTGATCTCCACCCGTTCAATCAGTTCGGGGTGCTTGATACGGTCATTGTTCTCTAGAATCAATTCACCTGATTCAGCATCAATCATAAAAACATCACGCATGGCTTCAACATCAACGGATGAGGCTGCAAGCGTTGTCTTACCTGCTCCAGGCTTGGCATATACCAGCAGTTTAATATACTTACTGCCTTGACGAGTATTGGAGAGTTTGAATGGCGGGTTACTCTTTACCGCCATTGGAGCCTTAGTCGACGTTGAGCTTGTTGCCACACCTTCATCGGTTTTCTTCATCTCATTAGCCATTAAACGAAATCCTCTTTTGTTAAGTCGACTACATCTGCATCGACCATACCCTTAAGGTCAATACGCTTAATATCATTTTGCAAATACTTACGCCATGATTCATCTGTTTTAGCACGTTCCTGAGTGTTCAGCTTTAATTGATGTTCCCAGTCTGACCCATCATCCATTGATACACACTCCTCATAGAAAGAGCACATCAAGGGGCAAGTCCAGCCAGGATTAGGATATAGTGGTAAATTGGGGTTAAGCATATCTTCACATTCCATCAGGATCTTTGATCCCTCGACTTCTAATGAATGCGGATTCTTCCAGATACGATCCCGACGAATGAATTTGTCCCGATTCTCGTCTTCGATTGCTGCCATTGAATTAAGGTAGTCAACATTTGGTTTAGGTGCACCCATCACGGTTCCGTATTTCTCGATCAACGCATCACGATACAGCGTATGGGATGTTACCTGATTCTGTGCTAATGAAATCGTACCATTTTTTAGCTCTCTTGGCCCCTTAGGAGCAGTCTTAGAGAATTGATGGTATATCATTCCCCCGATTGGTCTCTGGTATATATGATAAGCTGCCCAGCAGTAGGAGGTAACTTGCGGATCATTTTCATAATGGGAGGATTTCATCTGCTTAGCAGTTTTGTAATCCTGCAACCATAGTTTACCATCTTCAGGGTCTATAACTACTCTATCAATTGTCCCCGAGTATATAGCACGATCGTAGTCAGGTGTAATTCCCTGTGATACAAGCCGATCACGCCAATCATTTGGAATATCTACAAGGAAGTTGACTTCGACTTGAGGCTCACCATTCAAAACGAATGTTTCGTAGGGATCTCTTCGTGACAGCCATCTGTCAGCGTAATACGATAACGTAGCCATACCTAACTCTCGCAACTCTTCCCACTCATCTGGTAGCTGCAAATTATGTGCATTTTTTCGTGTGGCGTATATATAGTCTTCAAAGCCTTCAATGATGGTGGAGTAATCCTTGGCTCCATGGTAGTCTTCTAGCGCATAATGAATACCCGTACCATACCATAAAGGCGCAGGAGACTGCTTGGGTTCAAGGTTGAATCTTAGACCAGATGACCAATTCCACTTGCGGCGACATGCTTTGAAAGACATTCTATCTGATGTCCGTATGACTGCCACTCTTTCTTTGAATTCACCTGTACGATGCACCTTAGATGGGTCTGCATCAATATCATACTTCGTAACGTTCTGGTTGACAGGCATGCTGATCTTCCCCTTATAGAATCACAGGTTAATTAGGTTCTGTTGGATTTTTCCCTAGCAGACTTTAATATTAATATATTTTTTCTAGGATATCAAGATGAATTTTAAAACACCCTCAATGAATTTTAAGTTCACCATAATTCCCACATCCAAGAATTTTCCCTACAATATACTTCTGTCTTTCTGCCGTAGCAACACGTGCATTCAATATAGAGATATGCCCTTCAATACGACACTTCAAGTCCTTCAAGGCCAACTCTTGTGTGGGTACTGCCCACTGTCTAGCGGCATTCCCAAGTATGAATTTCGTATCTTTGGAACCATCCCAATATTTAATAAGCACACCTTTAGGGGTATGATGGATTACAGGATACGATGTCATTTCAATGCGAGTAACTGACCCTGCAGGTTGCCCCCACTCAGCCCGAGGATCATACGCTGCATATTCCCTGGCTTCAGCTCTCCACCACACCTCATCCATGCTGTAAGTACTTTGCAATATCCACTTCCTTACTCATCGTGTTATCCTTTCCAGCCTCCTACGAACGCTTTCCATCAAATCCCACACTTTTGGTGCACGTGTAGAAACTTCACTAAATCCAGTTCCTATACCATCGGAAGGCCAAATAACAATCTTACCACGCTCTAAAGCCAATTCTATAGGAAGGATATCACACATAAAATTAGCCTTAATTCGCTCAAAGTCCCTATCATTATAGAAAGCCTCTTCAGACATGTTTGGTAGGTATTTTGTAGCCACTCCAACAGCATTAGGCTCACCACGCATTTGAGCAGCCTGACCACCCATACCCTTGCGAAGCATGTTATCACCGAAAACGAATAGGACATCTGGATTATTTTGCAGATACCTACGATAGATTCGATGTTGCTTAATAATGGGCATAATTTAAACCTTCAGATCATCGGGGTGAATTTGCGGGATGGGAGTTAGATCTGGTTCTTCACCACCCAGGAAAACGTAGTTATAGTATTCTTCCAAACGTGGCCACAGCCAGTCAGTTCCGCCATGCAAAAACCCCTCACGGAACTCAGCCGCATAAAGACCTCCAGCCGATGAAAAACACCCACCCCCAGTTATGGAACACTCCTCCGTAAACGTATCTGAGTCAAACAACTCTTCAGCACTGTGACGTGAAATTAGGTTGAACCATGGATATTTCGTACCCCCCAATCCAGAAGGTACATGTGTGTCAGGTGTGTACCAATCCGTGGACGCAGTTAACTCTATACCCCCGATGGGACCCTTCACAATGAATGCTATACTGACCCCATGAATACCATAATTCGTGCCTGGGGGGTTACGTTTAAAGTTATACGCACCATTCATCCTTACTTCACGGGTCAGAGAAAATGCTTCATCAGCCATAGTAGTTACCTTTACCATCAGTTGCCTTCATGTGAACTTTCCTACCGACATTTCCTTGATCGCCTCCGTTTTGATTCAAGCTGCGCTTACCTTGTTTGACGAGCTGCATCATACGGCGGCCAACTTCAGCAGGCGTCACACGATTCTTCTTTGCAGTTTGACGAGTTAGGCGACGTGACATTTGACGAGATGTCGGACGCTCCACATACGGAATCGCTGCATTTGCCTGACGTTTAGCTTTAGCCACTTTTGCGTGGTGGGCATGACGATCATGCTGTTCCCGTTGCTCGGGTGTCATTTTCTTAAACATGTTATTCCCCTAAGTCCATTTCTGATTGATTCCACGTCCCACCCCGTAAGGTGTTAATATACGTGGACATTGTTAATTTGATATTGTTCGCCTTAGTATCTAGTGCTTCCTGTAGCATCTCACCCTCGATCGTATCATCATATTTATAGTATAGGATGTTAATTGGGTGAGGTGTATTTAATCTATGCAGCCGATCCTCCGCCTGAGTATTTTCATCAACTGTCCACTCCCAACCTATAAACCTACCCTGCCTAGCAGATGGTAACTCAAAGCTTTCGGCAAACTTGATTGAGACTATACAACACTTCCCGCGGTTCTCAGGCAGATTAAACTCCTCTTCAACCCTTCTAAGCTCCCCAGGTTTTGTCCCACCTTTCAACACATACGGTTCAGGATACCCGGCACCTACTACTGCTCCCCGTATGAAGGGGATGGCGGCCGCGAAAGGAGTGAATATTACCTGGTGAGGATCATCTTCTAAAGACTCCACAACATGACTGATAGCAGCCCCAACACCCATACTCTCATCCAGCATTTTAGGGCATACCAGGAGTTGTCGTAACTTCGTGATCTGACTCAGCACACTAGCAGCAAGTATCAACTCCCCGCTCGGTGATAAAGCTCCCCCAAATTTTGACAAGCTATCATACATCTTCTTCTGTTCCGGTGTCATCGTTACGGGTAGATAGTCACGGGTCTTGGGCGGCCTTTGCGCATCTACCTCATCATCCGATTCACGCAATCTAATAACATAGGGTGCAATAGTTGCTGCCAGCATTTTAAGGTTCTTGGGACCTACATATTCTTGACCATAGAATCCTGCCACATGCTCACAGAAAGTATTCGAGAACTTCCAATATGATGGAAACTTTGATGGGTCACAAAAGTTTAAGGATGTCCATAAGTCCTGAGGCCCCACCCGGAGAAGGGTACCAGACAACCCGATGAAGTACTTCACTTGCTTGACATATCTGCGGAATGCTTTTGCAAGTACAGTCTTACGGTTACGTAGTTTCTGGATCTCATCACCTATCATCATCTCGAACTTGGTCAAGTCTACACCGCACCGCGCATCCATCATATCCCTATGAAGCATATCCCATGTAGTGACGACAACAGTGGCTTGCGTCTTCCATAGTTTTCTCCTTTGCTGAGGCGTACCTGTGATGATCTGAATATCACTATCAGTGAAGCCAGGTACCCACTTAGCATATTCCCGGCGCCAAGTGTTGATGGAGTTCTTCTTACACACCACAATTACACGTAGACCCCAACACAAGGCCTGATGAATCATAATTGCAATCCTCGACTTACCTAACCCTGGATCAATATATAAGATTCCTCGACCTTTTGATGCCACCGCGGTCGACATATGATCCGACAGCTTGACCAGAGTAGTGATCTTACCGCAGAGAAAGTCTGTCACACGCTCCTGATATTGGTAGGGGGGTACCCTTACAGATATGTGCTCAACATCAGTCATCGTCAGTCTCCGGACTCATGTCGATTGGATTGCGGAATCCTAGGAAGATAGGATGGCGAGGCTTATTCTTGGATCCGATAGGTGTAAACTTGAACTTAATCAACCTACCTAGATAGTCTTCACGATTATCCCACACTTTCTGACGTAGTTCAAAGTCCAAGCCTATACCTGAACCAACTTTTACATTAACCATCTCACCTTTAAACTTGCACCTACAATAAAACTTCCCAAGTGTGCCTGCAGGAACTTTACCTGCTATATGTGAAGATCGTACTGTCATACCGCGTTCGGATTCTGTAGCTACATTTCCATTATGCAACATTTCCTCAAAGCCCGTGATGCTACCTTCCATATCCTCCCAAACCTTACGTCTTAGCAAATGCCCCTGCAGCATTGTTGAACGTCCATATTTATATCCTGAGGATGTTTGACGCAACACAATACCTTCATGACCCTCAGAAAGGAACTTCTCTTCAAGCTGGTGAAACATTCCCACATCGAGAACCTTATATGAGGGTACCAACTTAATACGTCCATATCCAGCATCGTGCAGATGGCGTACAAGAGTTTTCACTCTCTGGTATCTTGCGTACGCCATTAGATTAGGTGAGTTACAGACGTCAAATACGTAATACGCAAAATTAGGTTCACCGGCCACCGACATAACTGCCGACTGGATACTATTGAAGTCTTGAGCTTCACCTTGATCATCACGCGTAACTAGTTCGCCATCTAGACCGTCAGCCCAGGATGGTAACCCGTCAAAATATTCTTGAATGAATAAGTTAGGTAAAGGTTTCAATGATCTTGAAGTCGCTACTGACGACAAATTAATAGCACGAATACCATCGATCTTGGGCTGAGCTAAGTAAGGTAAACCTTCCTCTAGTCTATCCTCCTTGATCGTAGCAGCCAACATAGGCATAATCCTATCAACATTACTCATTTGGTCACATCCTTGATTTTGGGTTCGAACATGGGTGAAACGATTTTACACTTGGGGACATTATGCTTCTTCATGCATGCAGTATCTCCAACGCACAAAGCAAGTGACAAAATCAACGCTGCAGCAAAGAAACCTATAACATAATCCATATTACTCGTCCGATCCATCTTTAGACAAACAGTGTGACTGGTTCAGGGTTGCAAGCTGAGTCTGGGCGGGTACCTGTAAGTGCTTGATAACCGTTACCATACTTTGTTCGCAGACGGCTTTGGACTCGAATTCAGCTGTAAATCCACCCTGTAAGGGTATAATAATTATCATTATCCAGTTCATCACCAATTTCCTCCGTAAGTTTCAGACTCACCCCAAGTGCAGGGCCCACATAAGCCTACCGCATATACTACGGGCTTTTCACCACAATTCGTACACCCACGAGTATAATCCTTTTGAAAGGCTTCCTTATCAGTCATATTTTCAGGGTCAACACATGTCGGCTTGGGATGCACAGTAGGTGTTAACCCCAGTTTAATCCTATCATCAGACATTGCTAAGATCCACCATCGTTGAGGCGTTCTCGATGTCTGACATTTCCAGAATAAAGTCGGGCAACTTGATCAACTTGCAAGCTTTGGATTTGCCGTCGAACATAACACCAATTTCATAATGCCCTAGAGCATTCATGTGCTTAGCAAACTGCACAATCGCCTTATGACGACAATCATTAGTCCCAGCA